CGTCTAGAACTTCCTGCCCTCGCCGCGTCTAGAACTTCCTGCCCTCGCCGCGTCTACGTCTAGAACTTCCTGCCCTCGCCGCGTCTACGTCTAGAACTTCCTGCCCTCGCCGCGTCTAGAACTTCCTGCCCTCGCCGCGTCTACGTCTAGAACTTCCCGCCTCGCCGCCTCGCCGCCCCTTTTCCGTGTGATTCCCCGGCCCTTCCCCTTTGCTAGGCAGTTATCTAGTAAGGTGAATTGTGTCCGCATAATTCCCCGGCAGCTTAGAACCATTGGTTCTAAGCGAGTCACAAAAAAGATCCCTTAGAACCATTGGTTCTAAGCTCACCCAAAAACAACCAGCCCACCCTATGACATCATCCCCTCTCCAGAAAGACAACGGCAAAGTCTCGTGGATTCCCCAGCCCGGTGACTCCTATCTTGTCACCGGCACTGACCGCGATGGCCGCCGCTTCCGTCGCTCTTGTCCATCATGGGCCTATGCCGCAGGTATCAACTTGTGGCGCGGCTCTCGCTGGCTAGTCCGTGATGGTCGCCGATTCAGGATCAATACAACCGTCAATTAACCCGCTTAGAACCACGTGGTTCTAAGCCCATCCAAAAACAACCAACGCCATCCCCATGAAACAAGAAGTATCCACATTCCTCGCCCGTCTCAGAAAAGCAGGCCGCACCTATCCAGCCCGCAGCGTTGACAACACCGCGCATTTCCCCAGCGCGGCGATTCGCCGTCTCCAGATGGGACTGCCAGCCCGTCCTCGTGGCGATGACATCGAACTGCCAAACCTTTCCGCTTAGAACCAATGGTTCTAAGCCCCGCAACCCGACAACCCGACAACCCGATAACCCTATGACCACCGTCAGAGTTTACACGTCCCGCAACCCGCTACTCATTATTGACGGGTTCTCCGTCAGAGTAGAAGGCACAGCATCCCATCTTATGGGGTTGATTGACTCGCTCCTCACGGGCAGCCACTACATCGAAGCCGCCGAATTGGTGGCTGAGCCTGTCCTACTCCGTGCCTTGCGGCGAGTCCGAGAGGGTAGCCTTCCACCTGATAACCTTCTGGTCATCATGCCGTGCGGCAAGATCAACCCCGTTACGCCAGACGGTGACTTTGCGCTGCCCTGGCCCGGAGGCTTCTTTGAGTGGAGAGCCGCAGAACTATTCTAATTTCCTTAGAACCATTGGTTCTAAGCCCCGCAACAATCTCCCGGCACCGCCGGGCCTAAACCCAAAACACAAAACACAATGAAACTAACCGTAAAAGAAGCCCTCGAAGACATCGAAGGGTATAGCAAAGCAATCATGGACGTAGCCCCAGGCTTCCTTAGCAGGATGCCGAAGGGCATCACAGATGGGCGGGAATTGATGTCCCTCCTGACCTTCGGTGCTAAAGCCGAAATCGAGGCCGAAGGAGTCCTGCTCTGGGATCAATACCCTAGCGGGCGTCAAGCCGCTCGCAAGATCGAGCATGTCGCCCTCTCCGTGATGTGGCAGAGGCGGCAGAAGGAGCAAGAAGAGCCGTGCCCTTTGACGGAGGCATGGAAGAAATCGGGAGTCGATATGCCGCCGCCTGAAGTCATCAGCGCCATGCGTGAGATCCTCGGAATCCGCTCCAAGGACAAGGTAGAAATCACGGGGGAGTCCCTTGTGGATGATGACCATGGGCTGCCCATGGATTGCTTTCTGGCTCTCCAGAAAGTCCTGCCCGGTATCAGGGTCGTTCAGCGCAAGGTCATCTCTTGCCCTATCCTGCCCGTTGAGATAGCCCAGGCTACCCTAGACATCGTCCTCATTAAGGCCCGCGCCATTGGCATCATGTAAAAACCAGCTTACCCCCTTTGCTAGGGAGTAATATAATGCACCGGGCTCCTCGGTTAAAATGAGTCGTGGCTAACGATACTAGTCTAGCGGCCTTGCCCTCCGCGATAAAGCAACGGGCCTCCCACTTTCCCTCGTGTTGGGAATAGGGTGGGCCGGGGTATGGATGACCCGTTTTGTTTCCATGCTCCGGCCCTAATACCCTGCATCCCTCACGCCCTAAACCATTTCGGATTGATCCTTAGAACCACATGGTTCTAAGCCATCCGACAACCCAAGCACAAACCCAAAAACAACACGACAATGGAAGCACCAAATGTAAAAGCAATCAATGCAGACAAAGCAACCCGCGAAGAAATGCGGGAGTGGATCAGTGAATCAGCCCGTGCCCTGACTCGCGCCATCCACGGGACGCCGTCGCTCTCCGGGCTGCGGGAAGTTATGAAACTCATAGGGCACAATAGCCTCAGCGAGGTCGTCGCTACGGGAACCATGGAGACGCTCAGGAAAGCCGTGGTCAGCCTCATGGAGCAAGCCGTCAAGCACGGCGTCCCCCTAGTAGGGGAGGGCGTCGAGCCATCTCTGCCCACGACTCCGCTTTTCACAGCGGATGAGATGGAAGAACTCAAAGCGAGGGTTACGGTGTTTGACCCCCTAGAAAAAGTTAGCGCAGACACCGAAGATGACGCCTCGCGCCTTGCTTCGGAGGCTACGGATCTAGCGCGCCGTGCCGCCGCTGCCGCTGCCGCCGCCGCCAAGGCCGCGGCTATGCCACGCCCTGCCGCTGGTATGGCAGCCATTGACAAGGAGCGCATCGACAACGTGGAGCGTCTCGCCAACTCTACGGCGGCGTCCCTCCGCGATGAGTCTGCCAAGCTACGCGCCATGGAGGATAAGCTCGCCCCGCTCGCTGCTGTGCTCGATGCTATCACCGCGTCATCCGCCGCGTCAGCCCCGGCCCTGCCACCCGCTGCCGTTGCTGCCGTCAAGGCTGCTGTCACGGGGGATCGTCTCCTTAGCGAGGTGCTGCCGTTCTTCACTCCTGGGCTACCTCAGGGTAATCAGATTCCGTGCGTCGCTTCGCCGCCCTCCTTCGGCAAGACGTTCATGTCTGACGAGATTAGCCGCATCTATGACGGGTCATTCTTCCATCCGTTCAAGGACAGTCTTGACGAGATTGACTCGCTGGTTGGCACGCTCATGCCCCGCAGTGATGGCACGTTTGCTGTCATTGACGGGCCGCTTGTCAGCGCCGCTCGCCTTGCCAGCACTGGCGTCAATGTTCTCTTCGTTGGTGATGAGATCTTCAACGCCAGCAAGAAAACCCTGGAGTGGATGCAGTCCTTCCTATCGCCACGTCTCGTGCCCTACCTCGGAGCGGATGGCGTCGAAACCCTGCGCCGTTGCTTTGTCATCCAGACCAAGCACAGCATGGAGGATGGCACGTTTGAGGTTATCAAAGCGCCGGAAGAGAACCTGCACTTCCTGTTCCTTGGCAACCTGCGCACCAACCCACCCGAGGCACTGATGTCACGCTGTCGCCTCATGCGCTTCGACTATGATCCTGCCTGGGCTGCTGATACAGCGTATGAGCGTCTCAATGGCTACAGTGGTGGCTTGTTCTCCGGCCCTGCTACTAAAGAATGGTCCCTCGCTTGGGCCAAGGCTATGACCGCCAGCCGTGAGGCATACTCACGCATGGAAGTCAGCCGCCCGCTATGCTTCCGCTTCCTGATCGGTGCTGTCACCCATGTATCCCGCCAGCCCGGCGCGAATCTGGGTATGCTCACCGACTACGTAGCCAAGTGGTCTCCGCATCAGATCGCGGTGCAGAATGCTGCCACGCAAGACACTGATCCAACCAGTCGTGAGGCGGTGGGCAAGATCATCAAGGCTGCTTTCGCCAAGTAAGTAACAATGAGGGCTTAGAACCATTGGTTCTAAGCCCCGCAACCCAGCAACCCTCCGACCCTACACCCATTATGTCACCATCACCAGCACCACCCGCAACAACTCCTGTGCAGATGCGAGAATGGCGTCTCGCCTACAACTCATCCAAGCGCCGTCAAACCGTGAAGCCTGACGGCTCCGTCCGCCAGCGTGCGGGTAGCCTAGCCTACCTGTATAACAAGGCTCGCGAGGCCATCAGGATCAGGCTGATCGACACGGAGCTACCATACAAAACTGCCAACTGGCAGTGGGATGGTAAGTCTCACGTCATCAACGTGCATCGCGATGTTCCGAGTGTGTTCTTCTCCTCCGAGGGAACCAATACCTCACCTCGTCGCATCGGTCTAGCCAAGGCTGTCGTCGCCCATGAGGTATGTCACGGGCTGTACACCTCGCGGAGTCCCGATGCAGGCGATGATTGCGCCAGGGTGGGCATCCCCTTCCGCCTCCTCAACCTCATGGAGGATTGCCGCATCGAGCACGCTTATGTGACTCAGCGGGGCAAGGATCACAAGTTCAACTGGAAGATCTTTGACGACTTCATGCCCAAGACCGGCGACACGATCAAGTCTCCATCGGACTGGCTCTTTACCATGAAGCGGCGTGAGCCTGTGCTATTCAAACACCCATCGAGTGTCATGGCTCCGTATAAATGGGGCGGCGCAGCTATGGTGATGATGCCAACGGTGAGCTACATACATCCGCTCAAGGAATACGAGGGGCTCCTCCTTCCAACCGTCGGCGTCTTTGAAAAGTTCTACGCTATTATTGTAGCGGCTAAGTCTACTGAGGAGCTCGTGCCCATTGCGGCCTACTGGAAGGATACGTTTGGTGCGGAGTCCGCGTCAGACCTTCCGCCTATCCTAGTCAGGACTGTCCCGTCTTCCTTCGGCGACAAGGAAGATCCTATGGAGAGCGGCGGGTCTAGCGGTGCCTCTGAGGCGATTCGCACCCCTGACCACAAGCCGGTCGACTCATTGACGGGTGGCCCCCTTGCTACCGGTCGCTCTGCAATCTACGAGGACCGGGTGGTGCACTCGCAAGCTGGTGATGTGCTAGCCCGTCCGACCCTTCGAGGCCTCATCCCCCTGGCAAAGTATCTCCAAAACTCACAATACGCATAACATTATGAAGAACAAGATCCCTGGTTTCAGATACGTCGTGGCTCAGTGCGTCACCAACAGCTTCGCTTCCGTCATGGAGCAGGCCGAGCCCGCAAATGCAGACCCGTCACCCACGGGCAGCCGCCTCAATTATCACGCCATGTTCACCCATAGCTACGGCTCTGCTTTCCTACAGCCCGCAGCCGTTGACGGTATGCGCCGCGTCTTACTTATCGTTGACTTCTCCGGGTCGATGAAAGGCATGTGGGAGACCGGTGGTGCTGAGTTTGTGTGGGGGCTGATGCAGTTTGCTCGTCAAGGTGGATGCTACCTCAGAGTCCTCCTGACGGGGGATGCGGACGGCTCTTGTGAGCTGCCTGTCGATACACCCTTTGACATCTTCAGCAGTCTCGTCCCTTACGCCAGTCAAGAGTCATTCGCCCGCACCATGGAAACCCCGGTAATCACCGAGCTGATGGAGGATGCCGACATCACGGTGTGCTGGACCGACGGCCAACTAACCGACGGATATGTTGACGCTATCCGCTGGCGTGAGAGGAACATCAACGTCGTGGGCGCATGTCTGGGCCATCCAGAGATGCACGCATACCATCCCACCAAAGCACGGATTAAATTATGGGAGGCGATGCAGGAATACTTCCACGCCTACTTCATCAGTGATCATCCGGCCAAGGTAGCCACGCTCTTATCTACCTGGGTGGCGTCGTGCCCCATCCGTAGCCTTCAATAAACCAACAACACGGGAGGCTTAGAACCATTGGTTCTAAGCCCCTCAAAACACCCTACCATAAACCTATGAAAACCATCGAAAAATTCTGCCATATCCACCACGCCTGCCCCGAGGGTAGGGAGTGGGCCATAGCCAACTGCTCTAACATGCAGGAGGCGTGGGACAAAGCCCCCGACCCCTCATGGGTTCTCTGGATCGCCACCCGTCAAGGCGTTTTGACCGACCGCGAACTCCGTCTATTTGCGGTCTGGTGCGCTCGACAGGTGCAGCACCTACTGACCGATCCGCGTTCGGTTAATGCTATCGACGTAGCGGAACGCTATGCTAACGGCGAGGCTACCGACGAGGATCTAGCCGCAGCCAGGGACGCAGCCAGGGCCGTAGCCTACGACGCATCCTACGCCGCAGCATGGCCCGCACCCTACGCCGCAGCCGCAGCCAGGGGCGCAGCCTGGGCCGCAGCCAGGGGCGCAGCCTGGGCCGCAGGCAGGGCCGCAGCCTGGGCCGCATCCTACGCCGCACCCTACGCCGTAGCCACAGCCACCCAAGCCCAATGGCTACGTGAGATCACCAAACCCAAATTCGACTAAACCTATGGAGCCACCAAAACATTTGAGGTCCGCATCAGTGAAACAGATGCCCGCTGATCGTGCTAAGATCACAACCATTGACAAGTCAAACCCCTCATTCCCTGCTGTCTGCATCGTCTGGACCGACGCCAAGATGCAGCCTGACGACTTCAACCTATCCGAGCTCGGTGATGTTGAAGCAATCCAGTCCGACTTGCTTGCCTGCCCACCTCGCGGATGGGTTATGCTTCGCGGCGAGTGCCGTCGAAAGCTAGGCAGCTTCGTCAAGCTTCTACCCAAAAGACTCCGCCCTAAACGCCTATGATTCCGCCACTATACTTCGACCCCACAGAACCCACCGTCTTCTACCGTAAGCTAGAAGTCGGTGAGATAATAATGGATGGGGACCGGGGCATAATTAGACCCGACGTACCCGAAGGAGGCGGTAGTGTTGACCTCACCCACAGAACAATCTGCGGTGGATGTACAGTAAAGAGTAGTGACGGCAACCTCTACTTCCGAAGGATCACCCCCGAACCCCCGAAACCCGAATCCCCTAGCCCCCTCAATGAGCTCTTCGACTTATGGTTCATCAAGTACTCTCCCGTCTGTGTTGACGAAGATGAACGCAGAGTATGGGAGCGAGCCATCAAGGCAATGAACCCAACCGAAAAGTAACAATCCCCCAAACCAAAAACAACACCTATGAAGCACACCCTCACTGTAACCGCCGAGCTCATCGGCTCCGCTATCCAAAGCTATCTAAAAAGTTTTGGTCACACCAACATAACCACCTCCAGTGTTGACGGCGAACTCGTTTGTACGACCGAGCACGCTGCCCGCCGAAGTTTTGGAGACCCAATCCCGGCCACATGCAAGTGGCCGCACGACTGTTTCATCCAGTGCGGGGACAATGGGGCTGTCCTCGTTTGGGATAAGGGCAACTACACGACTGCATTCTGGGAGGCGTTCCCCCGCAATCTAGGCACCTTTTTGCGTGGTGAAGGTAGCACTATCGAGGAAGCTGAGAAAGACTGCTTCGCTCAGTATGAGCGCATCCTCGCCTGCCCAGGCCACGAGTTTGAAAGGCGCAAGTATGAGAGCGGCGCAGGGATCTGCAAGCACTGCAACCTACTCCAATCTAAAGTATTCGAGCCGACCGAAGCGTGGAAAGAGAAGGAGGCCGCGTCACTCGCCAAGATAAAAGCGTCGCTAGAACTCCAAGATAAAGAGTAACAATCCCCCAAACCAAAAACAACACCTATGAAAACGAAACTACATTCCTATCACTTCAACCTCAAGCATATCCCCGATCACCAAGCATACATGCTGCTCAAGGAGCGCATGAAGCGCGAGTCCCGTCGAGGTGACCGCATCAAGCTTGTGGACGCCGCACCCCGAGACAGTCAATCATTTGATTTCCTGAAGCTCCTTACCCAGGACGATAATCTCACCACTTACGAGGTCGAGCTAGACATCAAGCATGTGTTCAATAATCAATGGAACTCCGCAGATACGTTGGATCACTCAGGCTACCGTGTCTTCGATTGGGTTGAGTATTACAACCCCCGTAATGTCAGTTTAATCCGGGGCCATTGGCTGGAGGTGACGGATGAGATGGTAGCTACCCGCGAGAATACCCTTAAGTGCGGCTACTGCGGCGCTCAATACGGCCCGCATCACCAAGCCAGTGAGCACCCTGACTTCTGCATGAAGTGCCTCGATAGCCCTTACCTCAAGGAGGAAGACCTTGGGCTGTTGCGCTTATATCCAGTCAGCGCGGATCACAGACCCCAATCCATCGAGTTGTCTAGCGAAGACAGAGCATGGCTGCTACCCCGCTACACTGAAGCCCAGATGAAGGGCAACAAAGACAGGGCAGAGTCCCGTGCTCTCAAGCAGCGCGAGGCTCTTGAGGAAAAGCGCGCCCTTAATGATATGGAGTATGCTGGATTCGACCAGCTACTGAACGCCGGAATTGACACCGGGAATATCATCTTCCACAGTCACATTCCGGTATTCAAATTCGGGTGGCGCTCCGCCCTGTCGCCTTCGGTTGCAGAAGCTATGAAGGCGAAGGTCGAAGAGATCGGATTCAAGTTCCCGACAGAGTTCGCCATCGCCTAACTTACTTTCAGGGAGTCCTTAGAACCTGAGGTTCTAAGGACTCTCGATCAACAACAACCCCACAAAAATATGAGCAAGTCAAAGTTCCCTGGCCTATTCGCGCCGCCTATCCCAACGATTGGATTCAATCACCTACCCTACGTAGATGCTAACGTGTTACACTTCCACCAACATGCTCTTATGCGGGGCGTTTGCGAGCTACTGATCCGCATTGGGGGTGACGCCATCGAAGAGAGCTTTGAGGAGGTGACGCCGACAACGCGTAAACTTCTCCAAGATCTACGCGATGCAGGCTATGCCTATGTCCGGTTCTCTACCGCCCATACAACCTACCCCGATATTTGGCCTGTCTTTTCTTGGTAGTCCCCGCAACCCCGCAACCCCGCAACCCCGCAGCACTATGGAACAAGAACCTACTAGAACCGAAATCACACGCAGCACGCATTTCATCCTGCCCAGCAATAACGATGTGTACTCCATCGCCAAAGCCGCCACGAAGGGCATCATCTGGGGCATCGTTGAAACTGTAGCTACAGTAATCATCGTTGCCTATGTAACCAACTGGATACTCAACCATGCCTTCGACTGGTAATCCCAAACCCCTCCACCGCTCCATCGCTACATCCCGCCAACCCTGCCATGAAAACATCTGCCATCACCAAACTTATGGACCAGCTCGACCATCGAGCCGCTAACCTAGAACTCGAAGCCGTCGCGAAGCGTCATGCTTTGAAGGAGAGCGTCAAGGCTCGCGGTATCGCCGCCGCCAAGGAAGCCCGCGTTTGCCGGGCACGTATCCAGAACCTAGCCGCCCAACGCGCCGAGGCTCTGGGCAGAACCCTCAACCTGTGGTAATTTATGACACCAACCAAGATATACCCATACTCAACACCCGAGGGCATCTGCGAACTGGTGCCGCTAGAGGATTACGAGGCGCTTAAAAAGGCATACGCCGCCATGCGCGAGGAACTTGAAGACTGGCGCGACGCCGCCAAAGGAGCTGAAAGTAGTCATGCAGATGAAGTGCATTGTTCTTGCGTCCCGCTGCTGCACAAGCTGCTCAAGGATGAGCGAGCAAACAATGCCACCATGCGCGAGGCTATCAGGGAGGCGCGTGAGGTTATAGGATACATACTCGACGACTCTGTAACATTTCTGAGAAACACCAATATCGAGAGGGCTCAATCCACCCTAACCAAACTCCAACCCTACACCACCCCATGAATAATACAGCAACATCACAACGAGGCGGTCCACGCATCGCCCCCGAACCAGATCGCCGCGCCAAGGTAATGAAGGTAAAGCGAATCCTTGACGAAGGATACGGCATCGAACTCGCCTGTAAGCGAGCACGAACAACCAGCGCGACCATCCGTAGCTGGGCCAAAGATCTAAACATCAAACTAAGGACGCTATGATAATCCGACTTAACACACCTCCACTCCCACGTGACTGGTCAACAATGGCCGGTTCCGAGAAACTCCTTCTCCAGACTGACATCGCCGTGTCACCCTCGTCAACACTCCGCGCCAAGACGCTGCTGTTCGAGAACCTTGACGGCATGAACCGCTTCTGGCGGTTGGCCCTGGAGCGCCCGCCCTTATCCAAGGATACAATGGCCGTGTGTAATCCACTGACGGTTGAGGTTCACTTTAGTAAGGTGAAGGGTAAACCACAGAGGCAGCCCGAGTTGCGCGTCGATCCGAGATACTTCTGTGTGATTGGCCTCGTCAATGAGCACCTATCCCGTGAGTTCATCGTCCACGAATCCGTCCACGCAGCGTTCGCTTATAGCCGCCGCGTGCGTGGCAAGCACCGTTGGTTAGATGATGACAAGGATGGAGATGAGCGTATCTGCTACCCAGCCGGGCGCATAGCTTCTGACATCATAGGCGCATTCCGCAAGAAAGGATTCTTATCGTGACCGCACCTATCTACGCCCCCGGACTCCGGGTATTCCTCAGTAAAGGTCCACTAATTCCAGGCGTCATCTTGCCACCTGCTGCGGATACGCCTCCAGGATTTAGGCTCGTGCAGCTAGAGACCGAGACAGATCCCGCTGAGTTCCGCACGCCGGAGCTCATCGCGGCTACGCTTACTCCTGGCAGGCGCGTGTTCCGTAGCGGTGAGACGCCCCATCGTTATGGCACTATCCCTCCCGCTGGTCAGTTCCCCCGCAATCTTGTCAAAGCTAGGATGCAGCGGGAAGAAGACAGCGTCATTGTGCGCTGGGACAACGGAGAGTTCGAGCTTGTAGCAAAGGCTAATCTCACACCCATCGTCTACAAGATTGACGCATGAAGCCAACACTAGAACAGATCAACTACTTGTATCCTAAGGGGGTTACATGGTATGTCTGGAAGCACTACTACTCGGGAAAGTTGCGCGCTCAGTTCCGCCCTATCGGAGCCAAGCCATACTCACCTGGAAAAGCTTGGACCCTTGTCCGAGCAGAACCTCACGACCCAAAGCTATGCAAAAGAAGATTACTCTCACGTCTATTCGCCGACATATAAAAGTAAACCTGACCCCTATCCAAGTTTGGCAGGTCGCTACCTTCATACTCGCATGGTCCTTCATCGGATTCTTCCCGGCTATATTGATCTACCTCGTACTCAGCATCATCGAAATCATCATTGTTTGCGCCGACTAAAAAATCATTTGTGCTACCAAGATTGTAGTATAAAACCACCGACCTAGACAGATGCGTCTAGTAACCCGTAAACCCATCACCACTATGCCGATAATCGAAATACCATCCGACGACATCATCCTTGACAAGGAACTCCGCCGCGACATTGACGCCATCACCCAACGCCTCAAGTCTGCCAAGCCAAGCCGCGAACGCAGCATCACCATTACCAAGTTACAAGAGGCGGTGATGTGGCTGGGTATGGATCTCAAGCGCATCAACGAAGAGAATCCAGGAGCCTCCCCAAATCCATATCCGAACTCCAAAGATCCGAGCAATACGAAGATCGAGCCAACCGCTGACGGGCTGAAGCTCTGAACCAATTCGAGCGCGTGCTGGAATCAGGTAAACAGTGCTGTTAGCTCGGCGGGATAGCGTTTTAATGGCTAACAAAGTAACTCCCTTGCAGGTTCGAGTCCTGCCGCGCTCACCAAAACAACCCCCCCCCCAGCAACCCCGATGCCCGACTCCCCTTATACCGAGCCTGAGAAAAACGCGATGAATCACATTGCCAAGATGTGCTCCTCGTGTCATAAAGCCGCCGCTTCCTACCTTGCGCTAATGCGCGCCGTCAAACTTCGCCTCGAACTCGAAGGCTATACACCACCAACAAAACCCAAAACCAAGTAACCCATGAGCAGAAATAAACTAAAGCGCCGTTCCAACCACTTCTTCACACGAGCAAGGCTCTTCGCCTATGCGGCAGAACTGGATAGACAAGGCGAGTTTTCCCAAGCCATAGCTGTCAGATCTCGCGTTGCCCCAGACGGGTCTCGCCTTCCCAGCCTAAGCCAACCACAGAAAAGGAAAAACCGTCGCCGGGCTTTCGCCGCCGGAGACCCCCTTGCCTTCTCCCGATGAACCGTGACACATTCGCTTACTGGCGACGTACCCCCTCAGTAATGTGCCCGCTGGTTATCAATCCAGGCCAGCCATCTGAGTGCCGCCTTGTCGCCCGTGGCAAGCACGTTCACATTTACCACTACACGAGACTTGATAATCCCAAGCGTTCGCGTAAAGCCCATCTGGCTCGACCCACGAGCAAGCCTCACCGGGAGGAACCCGGTAATCAACCCAACTCCATACCTACTATGAAGACCCCAATGAAAGGCGCTGCTAAAAGTGCTGCCACAAAGGGCGCTGCTAAAGGTGCTATGAAGGGCGCGGCTACCAAAGTAGCTAAGTCCGCCATGGCTTCCAAAGGCTACGCCAAGAAGTAATCAGATAACCCTGACACATACTTCACAAGCCCTCGATTGCCCCCGCAGTCGGGGGCTTTTTGTGTTTAGGAACCTTGACGCCCTGCAACCCTGAAGCATGGTTGCCTGCATGATCATCTCCGATAAAACAAAAGCTATCATCAAGAACCTCTTTGAATCTGGTCAGTCGCTCCAAGACATCGCCGAAGCCAGCGGGGTCCCCGTCAATGAAGTCAAAGTTCTACGAGCCAAAGGTAGGTGGACGCGGAAGCCGAAGAAGCAACTCGCTATGGCTGAAGCGCAGCTCGTCAAAGATGACGCAGAAGCCGCTGACATTCTCGCCGCCGCTGACGAAGCTCTACATGCTAACCCAGGCAAGCGACACTCTGCTATGGTGTTCAAGCGAGTTCACGCAGCCCTTGCAGGATTGAAGACGTTGCCGCCGCTTAAGACCTGGAAGGATATCGAGATGGCTGACAAGATCGCACGTCGTGCTGCGGGCCTTGATCGTGAGGGATCAGGAAGCGGCACCGTCATTAACCTCGGCATCATTGCTGGAGGGTATAAGCCGAAGCTAGCGCCATCGAAGAAAGTGGTTGATCTGCGGGATGTGGGAGAGTAACACGCAAGCTCTTTCCAACAAAAATATGTACCCAGAATTAGACCTTGACGCCCCCTTTGACGAGTTCGTCAAACAACTTCAGAACAACCCTTGGACGCCCGTTGAGTTAATCAAAGCCCGCGACGGATTGCAACAGCGCATCGCCCAGATTATGCGCCAGATCGCTACCGCAGATGAAGGTCGTGGGCCATCCTGGAGAACCTCGGTGGAGACCGCGAAGAGATACTTCAAGAAGAAACTCCAGAAGGTCATGGAAGTTCTTGAGGCAGGGCCAACAGAAGCAGCCCGCAAGAAACCGAGCGGTCATGGATTTCTCCTGACGTTCATCATTGACGGCCAGCATCATGTGATGGCTTCCAAAAAGAATCCGTCAGACTTGTGGGCCGAGCTTATCGCTGACGCTACGCCAGATAGCTCGCCGCCTGCGCTGGTCGCTTTCCTCAACTTGTCTGAGGAGTCCGCCAAGAAAGTGCCCGAGCACCTGTGGATCGACGACCTATGATTTCTTGCGCAGCGGGCTGACTCGATCGCCCATGCCAACGCGAGATTTCTCTGACATCTTTGACGCCAGCTCCGATCTGGTCAGTTCCTTGCTGGTCTTCGGCGTGTCTTTAGATACGCGCTTTGTGGGACGACAGTATTCATTCTTGCCGCCGCCCCCGCATGGTTTGCCGGTGCGCTGGTCAACCCACTTCTCTTGCTCCCACCGTTTCAGGGACGAACCCTTCTCACCCTTGCGGACATTGCCGGATTCCTTCCGGCACTTGGCGATGGCTTGGCTTGCCCGAGCTGATGGGAAGATGTCATACGCTGCCTTGGCGTGGTAGTAGCACTTGTCTTTCATAGTCGTCAGGGGTTACGTTCTTTCGTCATCCAGCACCATTCGGGATAAACAACGTCGTCTTCCTCATAAGACTGCTTCGGCAACTGGACCTTGAGGTTTAGACGGCAACCACATTGCGAGCAGTTATGCAACCTAGCCGCAGCATCAGGGACACGGGCGGCGGGGAGGATGCCATCCATGGCAACAACCTCGCCCAGGCGCGCATCGCATGAAGCGCACCCACCAGCCCTGACATTGCGTGGGCAGGTAGCGCAGATCTCAGCGCGTTTATTGACGAGTTCCATGGGGGCGAGGTTCGCCCCGCCGAGAATCCAGTTCTTTGCTGTAGTGAAGAAGCGCCCGAGGGTTTCAAAAGTAACACCGACCACAGCGGTCGATGTTGAACTATCACAGTAAGGAGGCTTCAGCCCCATCTGTTCGCAGATAGAGTGCTCGATCTGTTCGTTCGTCATAGGCTCCCTACCATTTAAGGAGAGGAACCCACGGACGGCGGTGATGAGTTTGCTGGCGGAGAAATTGGCGATGTAGCTTCCCGTCACCGGGTCGCGCCAGCGCCATTTTCCATTCGGGGTTGAGGCATTGTGGTTGATCTTCATTTTTCTTCCCAGTGTGGTGCGATTTCTCGGGCGTAGATTCTCTCTTGGATGACGCTCTGCACGTACTCTTTCGCGTCCTCGGAGATTTTCTTTACTTCTTTCTGCGCGGCTTCGCGGCCTTCATTGCCCTCAGCAGCTAGATCTGTCAGGGCTTTGATGGTGTCTGGAGGCAGCATCATTGTGACCTGCTCACCGAATAAGCGTAGCGCATCAATCTCGACCTCGGGAGGGAAGCTTGACAGAAGTCCGCCTTCCTCGTCGATCTCGTCAGACCCTTTCACGTAAGTCTTGAACCTCATATCGCTTCCCTTCGGAGGCGACAGGAACAAACCGGCACTGACCAGCGGCGTCATTACAGGATCGTATCCATCATCAGCTGTCATTGGCAGGATACGTTTGGTCATAGGGGCGTACCAGAAGTTCGTCACCGGACGACCCATACTATTGACCATGTTCGGACGGCCCAGGCTTTCGCCGTAGAACTCGTTTGCGGGCAGCGTGCTGATGAGCGCGGTAGCCAGACCACGAGCGTCAAGCGAGTGACGGGTATCTGGCAGTGCATATTCCCCGCCATCCAACAGCCCGCTGGCCATACTTGCTACGTTACCTACAAGACGTGGGTTGGTTGCACCAGCGACAAAGTTGACCCCCATATCTACCAAGTTGCGGGCGGAGGTCGCCTCTGCTTGTGGGTTGTCGCTGAGTATCTCGCCAACTTGCGCGAGTCCCTGGAGGGAGTTCTTCACCGTGACAGCTTTGATGAACGCCACCGAAGCGTTTATGGAACTTTCAAGCGCACGGATTTTTGTGGGGTCTTTCTGACTACTGACCATCCTATCATCCGTGAGCGCGGCGAGCGCCCCGAAGAATAGGTTGAAGCCAGGAATGTCTTTCCACGATATGTAAGCATCGCCCATCTTGAGCGTATAGGGAGCCCACCTTGGTTGGCGGTAGCGAAGCTGACGATTGCGCTCAGAGTCTGGGTAGCCCTTACCGTAAACCATGAGCCACGGAACGCGCCCCTCCATCTCGTCTTCAAGACCTGCTTTATAGAAAGCCCCGAGCGTCAACTGTGTTGCCAAAGCAAAGAATCCCTGAGCAAGGAGCTTGTATTGATTGATAGACCCAGACTCAACTCGTGCCCTACGGTAGTTATTATCTTCACTGAAGAACCAGCTTGACGGGCTTGCATTGAATGCGCGCCCAAAGGATACAAGACCCAGCGGGAAGCTCAATGCCAGCGAGAAGTCCATCAAGTTACCCATTGATCGGGTGAAGGATACGACCACTGAAGACAGCCCTCCTGTCTTGCGTTCAACCCATCCGAGGATTCCGTCAAAAAGCCATCCAGATAGGCCCGTCGGATTATTGCTCAGATTGGCAAACCGAGCAGACTCCCGACTCGCGTCCATGAAGTTCTCTTTTGCTGTCGCGTCAAGGTCGATGGCCAGTTCATTGTAGAGACGTTCGCGGCGCTGCTCAAGTAGCTGCGCTCTGCGGGACTTCATCGCTAGATCAGGACGTGGGCTGTTGCGGAACTGCTCACGTTCAGACGCTAGAATCATCTCGATCTCACGGGCTGCTGCCTCGTCAGGGGTAAAGGACTCGCGCATGATCTTCTTCATCGTCGCTTGGTCTGCGCCGTTCATTGTCAAGACATAGTTAATGGCCAGACGTTGACGAGCGATAGAGGATGGGACCGATACGGTCGCATCTATGACCGCCCCGATTCTCCCAAGCAATTTGTAGAAGTTCTTTTTCGCAGTCATCAGCGACTTGATGAACGGCAGGTCGATCACAGGGATGTCGCGCTCCAAGATTAGCAAACTCTCACTTGCTTCGGAGGCAAAGCGGGAACGCCCGGTTCGTGCGGCCCTGTTCATTTCGTTCCAAACCTCAGGGCGAGCCACCGGATCGAGGACCCATGTAGCGGCTTTCATCATAGTGAGCAGATTGCTAGCTGCGAGGCGAGGGTCTTTTGCTTTGACGGCGTAGGCAACGCTGTTGAACCCGAGGTCCATAAGCGTCTGCACCATACCGTAACCAGCGTTGACCTCGGCGGTGCCGAATCCGCTTAGCACTCCAGACTTCCACATTGCCACCGGGATAGCGGCTAAGTATGTGGACCTGAGCGTGCCGCTCTTAACGAGTGACTTGAATCCATACGCGGCGATGAGCGACTTGTGGAGTTCACTGACAACCCGAGCATTCAATTCCTGGACGGCGTCATTGCGCTGCACGGAACCAAGCGGCATCGACATGATGCGGTTTGCTTCACGGTCTAGCTCGTCAGCTATGACGGGATCATACGATGGTAGCCCGAACTCCACAGCCATAGCGTTGTAGAACTCTTCTTGACGGAGCCCACCGAGGCGGGCGAGGCGCAAGAATTTCTCACTGCGGGAGAAACGTTTCGTATTATCACGCTCAGCGAAGTCTGACCGGCTCCTTGCGTAGCTAACCAGCGTGCGTTGGATGCGGCGGTTAAGCTCAGCTTCGTAGGCGGTTTTGAAAGCCTCCGCCACCTTGCGGGATTGCTCCTCGTTGAGCCCTGCGGTGCTGGAGATCATCCCCGCTAGGTTTGCTACGGTTGCATTTCTTTCTGTGATGGACAGGTAGATTTGCTCACGCATGTCGATCGACTTGCGCACAATGTTGGCAGCCATGCTTAGCGGAACGAGGTCAAACTCCATGGCCTCGATAGCTGCTTTGGCAGCTTCGTATTGTTTCAGGGCTTCGGGGGATGCGTCCTTCGGAGCGGCGAGGCTGGCGAGAAGCTTTGCCTTGCTCTTGTTGAGGGCATCTTCCACGCTCGGAGCGAACTCAGTAATGGATGCTGCCAACTCACGGATGGAGCGTTTCAGCGCCTCCTTCTTGGCTGCTTCCTGTTGTGCGGGCGTTAGCTCTGGGGACGGCGGCTCGATCTCTGCAAGGGCTTCGTTGATGCGGATCGCGACGAGGCGCTTCACCTCGTCAGAGTATTCCTCGAAGAAGGATTTCTCCGAAATGCCAGCGGCTTCGGCAGCCTTCTTGACTTGCCCACGGATCTTGCCGTCAACCATACCGACCATCTTATCAGAGACCCACTCAGCCATCTGCTCAGGGATAGAGATGTCTGGCTCACCAGCAGCGAGACGATCCAGCGAGTCCAGTAGGTCAGCCAGAAGTTTGACCTCAGCAGGGCTACCGCCAGCGGCTTTGGTCACTGCTTCGATGATCTTCTTGAGGAGCGGAGATTTCTTGACGGCATCTTCAGCGGAAGCGTCAGCGTCCTTCTTCAGCTCAGGGAATAAGTCTTTGGCATCTTTAGGCAACTTCTCACGGGAACCCTTATCGACCGCGTCTTTGTAAGTCGCCCCCGCTGTTTTAGGGTTGAACAGTTCCTGGGCGAGCTTGGCTGCTGCGAGCATTCGACCGGAGGTAGAGGCAACGTCTTGAAGGCTGCGCCCTTGAAGCTTGGCTTGATCTTCAAGATCCTGCAATAGGACAAGACCTCCAGGAGTCGGAGTCTTTGCCATCGCAGTCGTCAAGTCTTGGACCCGGCGGTTGAGTGCTTGGACAATAACAACACGAGCGAGGAATCGCTGCACGTCCGTCAGGTCATACACGCCGCCCGCAACACTGGCGTCGAGTGCGCTGAAGTCCGACGCTGAGGAGAGACTAGCTAGCTTGGCACCGATTTGGGCTTCGACTTGTTTAAGGTCAATCTCTTTGGTAGAGCTGAAGTAGGTGCTCTCCTTCAGGTATTCTGCAACCTTCGTTGGCATTGCTGGCAGTGAGCCTCTCAGAGCTTGCGTCACTTTGAGCACGCCGGTCACTGTGCCTGGGATGGTGCGAACCGGGGCTAGGCTGTATTTAGTCTCGGCCTCGGGCAGCGAACTCATCATCTCCATGTCAGACTTAGCAACCTGAGCGGCCAGCTCATTTATGCCGTCGCCGATGACCGGAGGATTCGTCGTGTCAGGATTGCGGCTCACGTTGACCAGCACCGATGCTTCTTCTTGAGCGGCTTTCTGTGCGAACTCCGTGCTCTCGGCTGGAGGGAATTGACCGTAAGCGGCGGGCATGACGCCCGGCTGGATCACAACCTGCGGGTTCTCCGCAATGTTGAAGACACGGTCAAGGCTTTTCTCCAAAGCAGAATCACGTGGCAGATCGGGGAACACCGCTTGATAGAGTTTGCTCAGGATGCGCTGGATGAAGTTAGGGCGTCCTTCGGCAGCGGCTACGTCAGCACCGACGGAGGGTGGCAGGGTTGCCAGCCATGAACTGAATCGAGTATCCGCCAGGACACCGGCGATGAACTCTTCTGTATCAGCCAACTGGTAAGCGAACTCGTCACTTTCAGGAGTTGTCTTGGCGAACTCAGCAGCAGATTTGCGGAGCTTGTCAAGCTCGTCGAATGCTTGCTTGACCGGCTCGGACACCTTGCCCAGCAGGTAGTTGTTGTACGCGATCGAGGTTACTGCGTGCGAGCTTTCGTGGATCAGGGTTTCAATGATCCATGCTTTCGTCAGCGTTGATTGCATCGTGCCTTTGAACTCTGGCTTCACGAAGCTCAGGTTCAGAGAGATGGTGTGCTCATTCGGATCGTAAGCGCCAGAAGGACGGACGATCTGGTTTCCGTTGACGGCTTGCTTTGCCCCGACGCAGAGCGACAGCCCGCGTAGCGTGGCAACATCCGCATGGGCGGCTAGGTATTCAGCAACCTTGCGGCGAGCTGGGTCCACGCCTTCCATATTAGCGATAGCGGAAAGAGCGGCCCGCACAGAGGCTGGGTCTCCGTCAACCAATCCGAGTTCTTCCAAGACAAACTTGGTCGCGTCTTCTTCAGACAGCGGAGTAGTCTCAGGAGTCTTGCCGTCGAAGGCTTCACGAGCGCCGCTACGCATTGCTTGACGCAGCATCTCGGCCTCAGCCATGTCATCCCTGGCCTGCTTAGCAGACTTGCCAGTCTTGCGGGCGTAGATGTCAGGGATCTCAGAGTTATTCGGGCGGGCAGGCAGCGCCACAGACAAGCTGTTCTTGGAACCAACGCCCATCGCGTCGAGGAATGACTCGATATTGAGGATTGCTTTTGTGGCGTTGATGTCGCCGTAAGCTCTCCACCATGTCAAGAATTGACGGGCGGAAGCTCTCAGGAAGGCGATCGTTCTAGCAAGCGTGCCTGAGGATGCAGACATCATTTCCAGAATGTCTTCTGTCGTATGTCCATTTTCAGACACTTGACGCATCATGCGGTAGTAGTCAGCACCAAGCTGCACCATGCCAGCAGCGCCGTCCGGTGTGGAGCTTGACGTGCCGCGTGCAAAGTAAGCCAAGTAGTTTGGGTCTTCTGGGGTGAGGCCATAGACCTGTCGGATAATCCGATGCCGGGTTTCAGGGCTGAGAGACTCGGCGGTGTCAATGAGTTCGCCGTCGCTAAAGCGTTGTAGGATCGCAAGGGTTGACGCCTCACGATCAAGCAGCGCGTTGAGGTATGTGGTGATGCCCTGCGCGTCAAGACCACGAGAGCGTAGCGACCCGACAAGCTCGGTCAGAGCTTCCTCGTTCACATAGACTGCTGTGTCAGACCTATCACGGCTGACAAAGAGAGGCTGCGAAGGAATGCCAGGACCACCAGCAACCATCTTGATCTCACGTCCAGTCTTGACTTTAGCGGCACGGAGGAACGGAGCGAAGTCAAGAGGCTTCTTGACACCGTCTTCCGCGACCTCAACTACGGATTCAGCAAGCGGGGTTGCTTCTTCAACCGGGACGTCGGACTCAGGAAGCAAGCCGATGTTAGTCTCAGCGATGCCTTCAGGGTCCGCAGCGGCAGAGTCGTCGCCAAGCAAGCGAGCCTCTACGGTATTGGTCGAAGCTGGGGAGTTAGCTAGATCGACGGCTTCACGAACCTTGGCAACGTGGCTGACTTCCTTGACCCCAGCGGTGCGAGATTTAGGGAATGCAATCTCTGGGTTGTTCAAGACAGCCTTCAGCAAATCAAGGAAACGCTTCCCTTGGTTAGGGCTGTTGACCATCAGACTACCAGCGGCCATAAGACCAGCGTGCAAGCTAGATCCGCGCTTAGTAGGCTTGCCAGTAAGCAGCTCACCAATGGTGCTCCAGAAACGGCTCCACAAAGAGACCAGCTTCGGAACCTTGATGCCAGTCTTATGCGTCCGCAACATCTCGCCAAACTCGGGAGATGTCAGCATTGCTTGGACGAATGAAGGGGTGTCCTTGAGGGCGTCGGTGAATCGAGCCTCCATCCCGCCAGGGCGTGTGGATCGCTCCACGAGGACAGCTTCTTGACGAAGCTCGTCAAGAGTTGCCAAAGCTTTGCTCTGGGTTGCATTGAGGAGCTTGCCAGGAGTAGTCAGCTCTGAGGTAGCGTGGGTCAAAAGCCCACGTAGCAGGGCTTCAGGGCCGCGAGGAGTTCCGTCAAGAGTTGGCGTCATAGCCGCCACGTTGAGGACCAACTGAGAGTTACTGACGAAGACGTCGGAGCTGAGAGCGGGGTCTTCAATAACTTGCACTCCTTCGAGGCCATCTAGGAGACCTGGATTCTCGTTAAAGATCCGAGCAAGCGCCTTGAAGTGTGGGCTGCCGCTGTTCTCTTTGTTGACCAACTGACGAATCGCCGCCGCAACCGTCGCCATATCGGACTCTTGGTTGAGACCGATCGCGGAAAGCTGGCCACGATAGCCAGCTTGATCTGCTGTGGTGTTGGAGGGCGTTGCAGTAAGTTGGACCATGGCAAGCCCTGCGTTGACCGCCTTGGTCGGAGATGGAGAAGCCATCCGAGTTTGCGTAGCCTTTGCTTTAGCCTCCGCCGATTTCACCGCGTCATCGACTTTCTTTTTAGCCGCCTCCCTTACAGCAGGAGGAACTGTCTGAGTTATCGGAGAAGCTGGCTTCAGGCTCTTTAGCTGTGTCCTTGCGTCGGCGAGTGACTCACTAGCCTCTTTAATGGCCATGTTGATGCGACTCAACCGTGAGTTTAGCTCGTTGGCCTGCTTCTGGATTTCGGGGGTTACGGGGGTTTCGCGGGTAGGTCTGATTTCGGCAAGCCTATCCTTGGCTATAGCTGCCTCGTTTTCTAGGCGAGAAATCTCTTGTTCGAGGCGGGCCACCGTGCCCGCAGCCGCCATAACAATCGCTTCCTGTGTCACCTGAGCTTCTAGCTCTCTGGCTTTAGCAACTTCTGTAGAAGTTGCTGTTCTGCCGCGCACGCGAACTTGAGGCGTGATGTCACTGGTTAGCCGCGCCAGTACAGCAAAGACTTCTTTGATTGAGCCCCGTGCAGAGTCAGAATTAAGGCCCAGGTTTTCTGACGCCTGCTTAATGATTCTTGCGGCAGCACTGGAGTCGCTAACCTTGACGACGGCCGCAATATAAGCCAAGTCCATTGTCTTGAGCTGCTCGTCAGTAAATCTGCGAGCGCCAACACGGGTGGTCAATTTGCTGAGGGCATCACGACCAAGCTTTGCAAAGTCGAGGAAGAAGCGAGCCACATTGGGCATCGCGCTGATTCGCTCAACAAGGGTTTTGTCTTTGAGCAAGTTAGTTAGGCCGCGTCGCTCGTCTTTGTTAAGGGCGGGGCCGTGTTCATAAATTAGCTCACCGTCAACCCCCACCTTGAACTTGAGGTTACGCTGGAAGTCAGCCAAAGCTTGACGAGCTTGCAGTGGCTTACCTGTGAGGGTGAGAAGACTTACTTCATCCGGCGTCCCGTCGTTCAACTCTTGGAGGGCGGCACCTAAAGCGGCAACCTCCTCTTCGGTAAGAGGAGTGTCTCCGGCGGCTTGTTGGTCGATGCTCATATCGACCTTGCCGAAGTTTTGCTGAATGACGTCTTTACCCAATTCAGCAGATTCACGATCTGCCGTGCTGAGAGGATCATCGAGCGATCCAGTGATAATAGTCCGGCGAGTCTGCTCGGCACCCGTAAAGTCTTTGAGCACGTCCCTAACTGTGATCTGGAGCGGAATCAGCTTGTTGGAGACTTCCTCAGGAGAAAGCTCAGGGTTATCCTTGAGTAACTGGCGGACCTTTACAGTGGCTGCATTTACCACCGCGCCTTCGATAAGCGTTACCCTGTCTTTAAGAGCTTCTGGGTAAAGCCCGGTGTTAAGGAATCGGCCAATTATGGTGACGTATGCAGGGTCGCCCTGACGAGAGATACCAAGGTACTCTTGGAGCAGGACATCCTCGCCAGGAATGGACTCCGGCGCGTGCTTCTCTACGTACTCAGGCGTGCCAATGAACGGAAGCTGCGGGTTCGCCGTCTTAGACATAGCCATGATCTGGTCGATAAGCTCAGCTCGATCGGCTTTAAACTCGGCGATAGCCTCGATGGATAGCTCCCGACCGCCAGACACACCAGCGGCGATAATGTTTGACGTCGTGCGTAGCTCTTCACGTAGCTGGTCAATAGTCTTGCCTGTCTTGGCAGCTATCTTTTCCCCTGTGCGTAGAAGGCGATCTAAGCGAGACTGGCGTTTGGGGCTATTCTTATAGAGCGTAGTCCATTCCCCGGCCTTGGTAATTTTTGCATCACCGCGTGTCTTATCATAAGCGCCCGTGACGACGCCATTGGCATCGACCTCAATCCCCGGAGCAATCTTAGATCTCGACAAAGTAGGTGGAACGGTAACTTCCCAGCCCGCATTGATCTGCTTAGCCGTGATGATCGGATCGTTGGTGAAGAACCCGACTCGTTTGCCGTTGACATCTTTGTAGGGAACCGGCCCTCCCTGGCTCTTAGTGTACTCTGCGGATGGAGAGAGTGGCTTCATCTGCGAGCCATAAGTTGACCCGGTGAGCTCTCCATCAGGACTACCTTCCTCTGGTGGATACGTCTCTTTCCAAGCACGGTTAAGATCCTCCATGATCTCTTTGAGCGCAGGGTCATTATTCGACACGCCTCTCGTGGTCTGCGCCTTAATGAAGGAACTGATCTCGGTGCTGCTAGGCATGACGCCGTCTCTGAGCGCGTCCTCTTTGACGAGGGCTGCTGCTTTCAACTGATCGGGAGTCAGCGTTTTGAGCGCGCTGGCTTTACCCTGACGAGCCCCTGATGGAGTTCTCGCTTGAGTTTGTCCTGCTCCTTGCTGTTTAGCGGGCTGCCCTTGGACAGGAGGAACGCTACTTGTTGGCGGCTCTTTTGCTTGGGTGTCATCGGATTCGGGGGTTCGGGGTTTCGGGGGTGCTGGCTTCGCCATCGCTAGTGGAGCTTCAGGCAAAGGCGCTGGAGCTACCGTGGTGCCCACGCCTCCCGGCGTTGGCTGTGGCCCTTCGGTAGCGTCCGTCGGTTCCGCTGGCGTAGGCACAGCGGGAGATTCTTGGGTAGGCGTAATGGCGGGGGCTTCGGCTTCTGGAGTAGCAGCGGGAGCGGGGGCCGTAGCGACAGGCTTCGGCGCAGGCGCGGCAGTGGAGACTGGCGCAGGAACCTCTGGAGTAGCAATGGGAGTAGGGGCTGGTGCCTCAGCTTCTGGAGTAGCAACAGGAGCAGGAGCCGGTGTAGGAGCAGGAGTAGCAACAGGAGCGGGAGTAGCGACGGGAGCTTCGCCCGCTTCAGCAAAAGGATCGGCAGCTTCAATGACAGGAGCGGATACTTCGGGCTCGGCCACCGGAACCATTGCGTCAGGGTTCGCAGCGATCGCGGCGCGTAGCCCGTCAAGACGTTGCTGCATTTCCTGTAGTTCAACACCCTCACCAAAACTACTTGTTCTAGGAGTAGCATTGATCTTAGCTTCGAGCTCGCGAGCAACCACGGTTGCTTGCTGATAGGCTGGCTGTTGACCCAGGGCGGCTTCGGCGGCGCGCTGTGCTTCGGCGGCTTTCCTATCTAGATCTTCCTGGGTGATCGTGCTGATCTGTGCGTTAGCCTGTTCGCGAAGAACCGCTGCCGTGCTCGGAGCCCCAGCGGCTTCTAGTGAGTTGGCGGCGTCAAGTTGTTGTTGGACGACGGGGTTCTTCTTCGCCTCTTGACGGGCGGTGTACGCGTCCATCAATGAGTATGGCAATCTCATGCCTGCTCCTAGCAGTCCGCCAGCGGCGGCGGATTTCATCGTCTCAGTGACAATCTCTTCGACCGGCTTGCTTGGGTCGATAGCTACCTTGTCAACGACTTGGTTGATGAGCTCGTCAAGACCCTCTTCTGGGATTTCAGACAACGCTTCTTTGCCCAGGGATCTGCTGAAGAAAACAAACAGTCCGTCCTTAGCAACCTGAGCAGCTCTGCTGGCTTGAGGAGCCGCAAGGATTTCACCACCTGTTGCGCCAAATAGAGCGGTGAGGACCGCTGTGGTAGCGCCAGAGATAAGACCACGAGCTCTAGCCCCATCACGCGCTCTACGACGAGCTGCTTCAACAGCTTCTGGGGTCTGTTTATCGGCGGGGATCATGGAGAGTTCGTCTTTCAGGAACTCGTCAAAGTATTGATTAAACGCACCGCCTGCGCTTTGAAGACCGCCTGCAGCCGAAGCGGCGGCAACACCACCGGCTTTGGAGATAGCTGCTTGACGCGCCGTGATCTTCGCGGCTGCTTCACCAGCAGCTTTCAAAGTCGCAGCTTCGGCAAGCGCCCCGGCACCGATACGGCCAGCCGTCGCAGCGGCAGCCGTGCGGCCAGCCGCACCAGCGGCAAGGCGTCCAGCCGCGACTAACCCACGACCAGCCGCACCAGCGGGGGCAGTCGCAAGAGAAGTGAACACCATAGAAGCCGCATCGGCTGCCAGAGTCGCTCCTCCGACTGCTTTAATGCCTGCGGCTAGATCTTGGCTCATCCTCCCAACGGTCTCGGCATTAGCATCGGTTTCTGCATCTTCCCAACCAAGGAAGCGTTTAGCCCCGTAGTAAGCGCCGACCACCTCGCTAGCTCCGAGCAGCCCGCCTAGCTTTAGCTGAGTCCCAAGGTTAGAATACCACGACCCATTCTCTTTTTGCCAACGCTCCATGATGTCAGCGTCGGTTAGGTTAGGCTCTCCTTCGCGGGCGTCTTTTTCAAACGCACGGAATTTGTCCATGCCCCCTAACCACCTGTCTTCAAAAGTCTGATCGACGGCGTCAATCTGAGACCTAAGAGTAGTGCCAACATCCTCACGGAGCCTGCGGCCCTTAACCAGAGTATCAATCTTTTGCTCCTCGGTTAGGTTAGACTTAATGACGGACTCACGAAAGCGTGCTTTGTCAAGAGCTAGGGATGGGCTCGCGTAGAAGTTACCGTTCGCCACATGGAACTCGCGATCGTCATTGGCTACTTCTTCGACCGCTTTGAGGTCATCCTCATCAGCGACGGACACGGTCTCGTTGAGCTTTTCTAGTTCATCCCGCTCTTCAGGAGCCAGAAGCGCAACACCAGTACCGCCAAACTTACCCGCTTTTGATTCAAGCTCCTTCTTACGAGAAGCCAAGATAAGGCGATCCTGAGCTGCTTTGGGCTTTTCAGCGGCGGCTTCTTCGCCTGCCATGGCCACCGGAGAATCTCCGCGTAGCTCTGCAGCTTTGGTTTTGGAGAACTTCTGGAACCAGTCCCAGCTATCGTTGTCAAGGTTGTCGGTATCTTCGAGCGCCGCAGAACGATAGTCAGCCTGCCAATTATTGAACACGTCCTGACGCTGGGCTTTGTCAAGCGTTTGGAAAGCTTCGTTGGACTCAATCGTGCTCCAGTTAGGGAAATCAGAAAAAGATTTGGCGGGCATATCCGGGGACTATGCACGCCTAACGACAACCATCAAGGTTATTCCTTTCTTGCTGGCGCGCCCCCGGTTCCCCCGAGGCGCAGGCTCTTAATGTAGTCTGCGACTTCATCGACGGGGTTCACGCTACCAGAATAGAGGCGGTCGCGTTCCGCTTCTAACTTAGTCCTTTCTTCTTTGGAGAGAGTCCTGCTCTCCAGTCGCTCGTTAATAGACCTTAGTTGAGCGTTCATCCTAGCCGTTGGGGTAGCCTGTTGTTCTAGCATACCAAGCTTGGCGTCAGTGTAGTCCCCAAACTTGCCACCATCCTTTTTCTTGAGAGCCCCAATTTCTTCAGGGGTGACGCCGAATCCCAAAAGTTTCTTCTTGCGCAAGCCCTGAGCTCTCTTGCGAGTAATGTCTTCGGTAAGCTTGGCCAAGCCTGCTGGAACCTTAGACGGATTTGCTTCACGCTCTTTACGGATCGCCTCAAATTGAGGGTTAAACTCAGCCATAAACTGGTCGTCTTCTAGCTCGTCAGCAGCTTTCAATGCGAGACGCTCGGTATCCTCCAGATTTCTGCGGGCGGCGGCGCGCTCTTCGCTGTCAATCTGATCTTGTCTCCGCCGCTGCTCTTCCTCTAGGTTTAGTTTATCACGAGCGGCTTGCTCACTCGTACGGATTTGCTCGCTACGGGCACCGCCAGCGAGGTCCAGGAATGACCGAACCTGCTGAGAAGCAAGGGCATTAGCCGCTCCAGGTTCCGCCATGATGCGGCTGAGGTTGGTAAAGTAGTCTGGTTTGGTAGGGTCAAGCTGCGTCAAGCGCGGCATGAGGGCTGCGGCAGCAGCTTCTTCGGCTTTACGGCGAGCCTCCGCGTCACGAGCGCGCAGGTTTTGCTCTTCATTCAAAAGCAATCCTTGCTCTTGCCCTGCCAACGACAACGCGTTCTTGCGAGTCTCCGAAGCAGCACGGTAGAACTCGGGCACAACAACACCTGCCGCACGCGACGTGAGGTAGGTGGGCTGCGGGGTTGCGGGGTTGAGCCAGTCAGCGATTGCCATAGGAAGGGAAAATTAAGTGATTCGACGATTTCTGGAAAGGGTTGCAGCGGTGCTCTTAGCTGCGGCGAGCTTCTTATCTTTAGCCTCCCGCAGCTTCTTCTGCTCAGGAGTCTCTTCCTCCGCGCCTGGAGAAGACAGTTCTAGCAAACGGTTAGCCTCGTCGGTGTCATCCACCTTAACCCTTCCAGCCTTCATGGCGTTGCTCAGAGTTTGACGGGGCGACTGAATAACTTTGACTTCTGGCTTGGCTGGTTGCGCGGTGCTGCCAGGAGTAGTTTCTCCACCAGCGGCGGGTTTAGTTCCTGCGGCATCAGTTCCTCCACCAGCGGGAGGCATCGGAGCATCGGTGATATTGCCAGCCTCATCCATCACCTTCTTGCCAGCGTTGGCGGTGTTGAACTGATCCCGCTTGGCGGCGAACGATCCATCGGCTTTGGCGGTGGCGATACGAGCCTCACGGGTCTGGCCCATCACATTAGGGATCTGGCTGCGCATCTGGTTTGACAGAGCCTCGCGGGAGGCAACGCGTCCGGTGGCGATCGAGGCAACATCTTCCGCAGAACCCGTCATACCGGCGGACATGCCTTCAGTGTCAAGGGCGTTGGAGAACGAGAGCGCCTTCTCATAGTTCTTCTCCTTCTTGGCTTGGCGTAATCCCTTGCGCATGAGGGAAGTGCGAGCGCGGTTAGCAGCGGTTTCGCGGGTGACTTCGCGGTCCATGCCAAGAGTGTAGCGAGATGCGGGGATAGCCATATTAGTAGGAAGTGCGGAGTCCTGGGGAACCGTAGTTGAAGGAAGGGATTACGCGGGCCTTGCCGCGCAGACGGCGAAGCTCAGCGTTCAGCAAAGCGTAAGCTTGATCAAAATGGGCGATGGAGCTGTCAAGGTCTGACTGATCCTCCAAACGGAGGGCGATCAATCCATGCTTCAGCGCGCCCACATTGCTAGGAATTACTAAATCGTCTTCGTTTAGTAGATCCACATGGCGGCGGCTGCATAGCACGGTGATTGTGCAGTTACTCGGGATCGACCCGACTTTGTAGCGGCGGTAGCTAGGGTCGGTTTCTCCTGGCTCGTAGTAGCCTAGTTCCATGGTGCCGGAACGCAGCGTGCAGGGCTTGCTCATCAGGGGGAGCGTCAAGCTTTCGACGACAGAGATGGAGCCCGTGAAGTTGTTGTCGCCCGAAGCCAGGGTAATACGTAGGCCATCCTGGCCGTCAGGGCTGAAAAGTCGATTGCCGTCCGCGTCATAACCACGCAAGACGGCCTGCCCGCCGATACCGGCATCGTTAGCCGCAACGCGAAGATAGACGACGGCTGCTTCGGTCAGATCGGTGTGCGTGCAAACCTCGCTCATTTCCACAACCGAAGACATGGTGCGGTCAAAGTCATAAGACCCCGGCCCGACTTCGTTGAACTCATGGGCTAGGGCGAAGATTCGGCGCGGGGATTGATTGGACACGCGCAACCCCAGCAACGCGGAAGCCCGGCGCGGTAGGGTGATGTAGCCGTTAGGCGCGGAGATGTCGGCCTGGAACTCAGATTTCGCCCATAACCCACTGTCAATGAACCGTTGGCCCACCTGATTCAGGTAGCGAAGGAACTTTTCGTCCATGGGGTTACTCGCGTCCACATGCTCGTAGAGCAGGTCACGGGCTTTGGCAACGGTCAGGCGAGCGGAGGACATAGCGGCAAAGTAATTGGTTGTCAGGGTTTCGTCAAACCTTTCGGTAAGCGACGACCCCGATACTGCCGCCGCTAGACCCTCCTCTAAATACAGGTGCGGAAAAGAAACCTGCAACCGTCGGCTGGAAACCAATCTTTAAGTAACGTGAAACCGGGGCGGCAGTAGCTGATGCTGTTAGGTATGGTAGTCCAGTATCGGCGTCGATGGCTGTGTAAGACGGGCCTTGCGAAGCATCGTCTTGGCGAATGACCAAAATATACGATCCGATATTTAACCCCTTGTTATACTCGATCGGAAGTCCACGGTTTTGACGGTCAAGCACATAACTTGGGGAGTACCCTCGAATTGACAGGCTCATCCCAATAGTAGTTGAAGTCGTGCCCTGATAATTTGGGGGACTCTGTTCTTCGTCGATAGACTCAAGAGAAGAGAAAGCCCCAGCGGTAATGACTGACTTTGGCAGCACAGGGGCATTCTTAATACTGAACAGATCATCGGGGCCGAAAGGAGCTAGATCAAGAGTCCCAGCATAATAGATACTACTATACCCTGCTGGCATTCCTGGGGTCTGTACTGTTGCGTTGGGATTATTAAACGCCGCTAAGCTATTTTCACCTTGGCCTCCGTACTCGCCACTATTTAGGTAGCTCGGCCCAATTAACGGAACAAGTCCAGATTGTTCGATGACCGTGTAACCTTCCGCCACTTTAACGGGCTTCTTGTCTTCACCAATCACATAAACAGCCTCAACAGATGTGGTGCGTCCAATGTCTGCCCAAAGCACAGGCACGAACTCAAGGGGCTCTGGGGGAGGAGCCGGAGCGCCAGCCGGGGCCACCGCCACCATCTGACCGTTAGGGCTATCCCATACTTCCACGCCATCGCCGTTGGTAATACGCAAGCGATCCTCCCACTCGGCGATGCGCTCGGCGGCGGCTTCGATAACTTCGCGGGCTTGGGTAGGGCTCATGGTTTGTCTCGGACTACAACAAAGGGGAACCCGGAATGGGCGATCGTATTACCGTCGGCGGGGAGCACATTACCAATGCGCTGCACCGCCTCGTCAATCATTGATGTGACGATGCGCAACACTTCATTGGCCTGGGCTTCCGGCCCGGCTTTCCCGTCGAGAAGTTCGTCGGAGGTCATTGCTGTAGGAAAATGAATTGCTCGTTGAGCCCTGACATAGATCCCACACGCCCTGCACCAAAGACGCGGAACATGCCGAAAGTTGAGTCAATATGCTGCTCAACAACCGTCTTCAGTGCAGCGAACTGCGCATCACCTCCAGCACCCCCATTCAGGGTTTCTAGGAGTGAAGGTTGCGGGGTTGGCTCAGGTTCTTCGATCATGGTTTGAAGATGCAAACGCGGTTACGATCGGTGACGAGGAGGTCGTTACCCTGCCACGATACGCCAGAAGCATCGGATAAGGTAGCTGCGGATCGGGGTGGCAGGGTTGTAGTGTCAAAGTTTGGTTGTCCAAGCACCGCTCCGGGCAGGCTGCCGGTAACAAGCGAGCTCGTTGAGTAGAACAGTAACGCCCGGTAGTTATTCGTATCAGCTACTGCTAGCTGACCTGAACTATTGACGGAGACTCCGCTAGGTTGATTGACCCCTCCACGACCTGATCCAGCGGCGAAGGAGGATAGATCTGGCTGGAACAAGATAGCAGAGTGGAAAACAGGGTACCCATTCGGGACTTCTGGGAAGACAACAACCCGATTCCATCCTGTGTCTGCAATGTATAGCTTCCCGTCGGAGGGGCTGACGCACACGCTTTGCGGAGACTTTAGACGTGGGTAAGTAAGCCCGCTAATATTGAGCACCGGAGAAGTAGGTGTAGCGACCGAGCTAGCCGCCTGACCGAGAGCATGATCTGCCGCTTGTCCGTTGACCGCTGGGAACGAGGTCCACAGCAGGATACGGTGGTTGACGGGGTCCGCCGCGAGTAAGCTTCCGGCTTTGCCAGTGCCTGAAGGATCTGGGTTTGGCACAACAAAGATGTCGGTAATGCCGCCAAACTTGCTGAGCGTGTACCCTGAGTTTGCGGAACCTGTAGTAAAGCTAGTGCCCTGACCCAAGACTAGCGAAGCAGCTTGGGTAGTCCCTGGAGTGTGGGACGCTGGAACTGTGCTGTATATTAGGATGCGGTTGCGGCCTGTGTCTGCAACAACTAGCTGATTGCCATACCAAGCAACTGCTCTAGGACTTTGAAGATTGCTTACTGTGATCGTCGTGGGCGCGGCGGACGCTGTAAAAGAAGTCTGACCAAGGACAACATCAGCGGCTTTGCCGGAAATAAGGTCAACGTAACTATTCCAAACAAGAACTCGATGGGCCTGTGTATCAGCAATAGCGATTCGCCCACTAGAGCTAACGGCTGCACGGGATGTGGTGCTATTGCGGATTGTCGAATCATCGGTGGTAAATGCCGCGTCAGCAGTCAAGTTACTCTGCCCTAAAACAAGTGAAGCCGACGATGCGTTCTGTAAGCTCCCCGGAGGGTAGGCAAACCCTGATAAGGTCACATTAAATGGATTCTCATCAGCGTCGTTATTCGGGATATTGACCGTTGTGGTAAGGGGGCCGGTAGTTGTGCCAGGGCTTACAATAACATCAAACGCCGTCGATGGGTCTCCTGGGTCAAGGTGAGTCACTAAAGGATTGAGGGCGGTGGCAGTAAACTTACTGACGTCACCACCCAAGACAGACGGAGTTCCGAGGTTAAGCCTAGCATTACCTAAATTGTTGATCGTGAAACGAGTGGAACGGGACAAGCCAGTAGCTAAGTTGCCGAAGCTGACAACTGAGGTGCCGTCGATTAAGATATTTCCGAGGGAAGGGGCTTCGACCTGAATCTCTTGTTGGGTCCCCGCAGTTCCAGAAACCGCAATGCTGAACGTGGGCTGAATTGGGTCACTGCTTAATAGCTCTAGCGTGGTGGATTTTAATCCAGTAGTCGTCCCGGTAGGCGGGAAGAAGATGACGCTCAGGTTAGACGAACCTCCCGGTGCGATCGTGGCTGGTAAAGTGCCTGAGACACTGAACAATGAGGCGTCGCCACCAACAAAATTTGCAGCACTCAGCGTCAAGTTACCGACTCCTACATTGCGCACTGTGATCGTGGTCGAAGTGCTGTGTCCAGGAGCTGCAAAGCCTAGATACAGCGGGCCTCCAGAGAGTATATCTACGGAGTCATTGTCACGCACAGCAATTCGTCCTACGGCTACACCGGTAGCTGTGACGTTAAGTAGGTATGGAGACTCGCTTCCGTCTGGGTCATTGTTGGCAATAGTCACCTGCAAAGCCTGGGCTCCGCCAGCAGCAGGAGTAAAACGAAGTGTAACCGTCCCAGAGCTGCCCGCAGCAATCGCGCTAGCTGGAGCTCCAACAAGACTCCATCCTGACGGAGTCGGCGAAGGAAGCTGCACCGATGCTTCTAGTGGCCCGTTTCCTAGATTTTGGACCGTGAACACATAGTCAGCAGAAGATCCTGTGTTTACGTTGCCGAGCGCAATAGCTGGCGAGTTATTGCTGACGACATTGCTGCCGCCATACTGCACGTTGATCTCCGCTTTCACGGCGCTACCTGTCAAGTTGACAACATAGCTAGGGATGTTTGACGCATCTGATAGGAGCGTCATCGTTGCCGTCCCAGCCCCTGTCGGAGTTGTTGGAGCAAATAAGACGTCAACGGTGGCGCTGCCTCCGGGCGGGATCGAGGTAGGCAACTGGCTAGTCACCGTAAAGTAACTCGCGTAGTCGCCAGTAAAAGAAACGGAAATCCCAGAAAGTGTCAGCAGCCCTGGATTACGAATGAGGAACGAACGAGTAGCCCCGACAACAGGGGTCGCATTACCAAAGGCCAGCGTTCCAGTGATGGTAGGCAGAGCGACGTCATCTTCGGTGTCAAGGCTGCCGTCAGGACCCGCAGTATAAAGAGCGATCTCTGGAACTGGTGGGCACATAACCATCAACGTGTTCGACTCCCAGGCGATCTGGTTGAGGCCGACAAATCTATAGGCCCGCAAGCGGCAGTAATAAGGTACGCCTCGTGTCACGCCAGTCACAGTAATGCCCGTCGTCCCATACACATTGAGGTCTTTGAATCCTGACAAGAACCCTGTCTTAAAAGACGGATCGGTTGACACGTCTAGCCGGAGTTGGGCTGGCGTCTGGGTATGCGTCCATGCGAGGACAAACGAAGTTGCTGCCGTGGACACCAAAGTTATGTCGCTGTCAAAAGCTCCGCCAGCGAGGGTAGGGGCGTCAACAATTATCACGCGCTTCAACCATCCGCCTTGATTCGGGCGCAAGTCAACTTCGGCAACAACGCTGCCGGGCCAGCGAGGGTAGTTAGTTGCTGGATACTCCTGCTGGAAGTTGGCCGCGTAGAAAGTTACGTAACCGTGCAAGCACGCTGGAACTTCAACCTGAAGTAGCGGGCTGTTAAAGGAAATGGATTTGGGTAGCAGGGGTGTTGGCTCCTCCAGTTTAGGAGAAGTGTTTGATGGGCTATTGCTAGTCCAAAAAGGATCGCCGCCGACTACAGGCATCTTGCTCGTCCAGGTCTCGATAACAGTAGCGAGGCAAGGGCCGGAGTAAGGGTCGGTCGCAAAAACTGGAACCGTAACGTAGCCCGTTATCTGGGAAAAGATGTTTGACGGATCTGAATAGACCGGCGTGATCCTAACATAGTTTAGCACCGCTGGCCACGCGTAGTTGGTGATGATCTTGTAGGAGCGAGTGGCTACACCATCGACAGCTTTCCCGGCGAGCCCTGCGGCTTGCTTGGTAGTCTTGATTGACCAGAGAGTGTTGACGGGCTGTAGCTCGACCACACTTCCATCGGTTTGAATGCCTGTCGGGATCGTGGTCCCAGCATCAACTTTACTGCGCCGATAGGTATTAGTGGCGTTGGTGTCGGCGTCGAACTCACGGCCCAGGAGCTCGTTTTCTACATAGCGGACAATGGTGGCGGGGAATGTCCCCGTCGCGATCGGAGCAATCGTCACAACAGCACTCGCCGTACTGACGAGGGAGCTGATGGCGGTCCCTGGCGGTATGACCGCGTCAAGGCTTTCAATATAGTCGCCCGCAACACGCAGAGAAGGGGAGGCAAAGCTGACGGTAGTTGATCCAGCGGTCGTGGTGATATTCGTGGTGCCAGTCACCTGACGGCGGCGGATCTTCTCGCGAACCACAACCACCGTCACAAAAATTGACGACAGCACTTCGTCAGAAAGAGGACGCTCCTCAACTCCAACGGCAGCCCATTCCAGCGGGTAAGGGAAATACCCCAGCGGCGGCATCGGGTAAGTCGCCGAAGCGGAGAACTCAGAACGTCGAATGACGAACGTCTGCTCAAGCTGAGGCCACTCGTTGGTGTCGCGCACCTGCCAATTATAGAGGTGCTGATTCTCCCGCGTCGTAGCGTAATACCACCGTTGCCAGCCAGCTCCGCCTTCGGCGGTCACAAATACTAGCTCGTGATGAGGATACTTAGCGGAGTCTGGATGCGGGTCGCCGTAAGCCCAAGTCTTGTTCTTTGGTAGATCTCCGTCGCGCACCTCGAAGAAAATCAGATCTTCCTGCCCCTGCGGAGTTGGGAAGGAGAGAACGGGGATGCGCTCGGGGATGTCGGGCTTTGGGCGAATCATGGTGTGCCCAACCTAACAGCCAGATGAGGGCGCGTCAATACTTGCCCTTGCCGCGTGGAGGGGCTTTTCGATCCTTGCCGGGGCCGGCCCAAAGCTCGCGGCGAGCCCAATAGTTGGGGCTCGTCTTGTCATCTTTTGTTAAGTCACCGCTCTTGTCACGGATCTTGGCGGAGCGGGCAAGGTATGACTTGCGCGCTGCTTCGGAGTAGTTGTGGCCGTAGCCTTCGGCTCCGAAGTGAACAACCCTGATCTTCTTGGTACCAGGGTCGCGGACGAAGACGCTCTTCTTCTTACCTGCGGGGGTGATGCCGGGCATCTTCCGAGGTGAGTCTAGGGTGACTTCTTTGCCTTTCCAGGTAGCCATAAATTAGATGAGGGTGTTGGCAAACTTGGTAGCCTGATCCCAGCGAGAAACAAGTCCTTTCCAGAACTTGGCGCGTTTGCCAACCGGCGGGGCTACCTGCCTCTCATACGCCTCACGAGCTTCTCGGAAACGGAGGAGGAAAGCACGGGGCTCGCGCTCAGCACGGCCAAGGGCGGCTAGCGTGATCGGCCCAACCTCGCCGTCAACAGTGACGTCAAGAGCTATCTGCAGGATGCGGGCGCATCCGGTAGGACCACGATTAAAGGCAGTGTCGCGGAGCACGGATTCAACGGCGGGAGACTTGGCCCAATTACCAGGGACATCCGTGTACTTCAGAATGTATTCAACAGCCTCAGCCTCTGCTTGGGCAAACTTCTTCTTCGCGATCAAAGAAGAAAGGCGCTCTGCGGCGGCTGGGTGGAAACGGTCATTGATACCCGCTACTTCGTAAGTTCCGCCGCCGTCGCCAGGGGGTAGCTTGTAAACAGCAAGGCGTCCGCTGCGATCCCTCCGGGCTTCGACGTCAAGGATATGGCAGCCAATGGCTAGTTCGTGGGGAGCTCTCATGGGATATATCGGTAGTTCTGCTTCCAGAGAAACGAGGAAAGCTTGACAGCCTCCTTCGTTACAAAGTCCTCTGTCCAGTGCGGGTGCCGGTGATGGAGGAACTCGTGAACGAGCACTTCAAGACGCTGCTGCGCGGGAAGACGTGGGTCGATCTCGATGACTTTGTCATCCGGCCAATACAGCCCACGAGCTCTGTGACGGCCTAGTTTGCGTTCGCTGACTGGTGGGGACTTGCTCACTGGTAAAGGGCGCGCAAACGATTACGGTCGGCTAGGATCTCCAGATGGTCTTGGAGATTCACCCACGTCTCGTCCGTCGCTGGCGTGTAACTCTGGCCCGCTTTGAGATGCAACCTTGGCGGGGCAGACGATGGCATAGAGCCGCGAGAGTCTGTTGTGTCTCGCTTCAAGCCGCAACAGCTTGACACGGTCAACATTGGCAGAAGCACTAACGCGAAGAATCTCATCGTCGATTTGGTTCAGGTCGATGGCTAGCTTCCATGCAAGCCAGAGCGGAAATGTTTTGAGGGCTTCAGTAGCAGCTACTACCAGAGCCGCGACAGAAACTGTAATTCCGAGAGGCATTACTTGGCGTCGGCGGCTTTGATAAGTCCGTAACCACCAGTGATAAGGGCGAAGGTTTCGCCGATATTGTTGACGGTGCCGGTCTTGAGGAAGGACACAACAGCGTTGGCCACTGCTGCGAGGATGGTGAAGACTCCGAGGATTGTGGTTTTAGATGTCATAGCGGAGGAGGTTACTTTGCTGACGATGGGGCGTCAACTGCCTTCTTGGCCCGCATCCCGCGCAGAAGTTTGACGACTGTGAGAATGCCGACGAGGTTGCCGACGACTAGCGAGCTTATCTGCAGCCACTGTTCTATGTCTTGCAGCGACACGAGGAAAGCGAGGAAGTTGAATGAGCCTCCAACTACAGCCGTCGGCACGCCTTGGGTGTATTCTGTGGGGGCAGCGTTCATAGGTTACGAGGGTAGAGGACCGAAGATTTGATCTGCGCGCTCCGTGGTGATGATGCCCGCGCCTACTAGAGCGACGCGTCCTTGAATGACGCGCTGATCATCAGAGTGAACTTCAGCTCTCCATGTGCTGAGAGTAAAGCGGAGAGCCGCGATCTGAGAGTCTGTCGAAAGCGAGATAGCCGCACGTTCCGACATGGTGAACTCTTCAATGAACTCTTGTGCGCTTGGCCATTTACGAGCCTCAAGCGGGCGATTGTCCCACGCTGCTTGAAGTTCTTCAAACGTAGGTTTTGGGCCTGGGCCAAACCACTCCAATGTAGAGTAGTCATTTTCAGACAGGCTCCACTGAGCATTAGGAAATAGGGAAACTAGGATAATGGGAAGGTTCATGGCAAGATCTCAGTGACTTTAATCGTGCTGCGCATTGTGTTTCCCCAAGTCGGGGTAGTGAAGTCGTTAATGTAAATTGTGCCAGTTCCCGCAGCTCGACCAAAGCGCACTCTGAAAGTTTGGGGTGAGGTTGTCCCAGGAGAGACACGGGCAACAAGTGGTAGCTGGTTATAATAACCGTTCGCCGATATAGTTTGTGCGGTTGTAGCAGTGGCGTCAGTCTCACTATTGCGGAACAAAGTAGCGACGATCGTCACTACTCCGCTCCCAATAACAGCTAGGTTGACCTCAACTAGCAAGGTTGACGAAGCATTAGACGGCGTGACGGTAATGTCTAGTTCTGAGTATGCCGTCCCTTCGTTGCTTTGCGGGATCGTATCGTCGTTAGGTATGACGATGCTTGTTGAAGTCTTCGCCGTAGCGTCTTGGATATACCCACGCTGGATCATCAATCCTCCGTTAATACCTAGTGTCGTGCGTGTCGCGGATGCGCTGGCTTGTGTGAGTAGGCTACGCCCAAACGTGGTGGTAGATAGTGCCGCAATGCTGGTAAGGTCAGCGTCGAGAGGTTGATAATTCGCGGCGACAGTCGCTGAGGTAACAAAAGCACTCGCGGGGGAGCCCTGCAAGGTGGCCGCATCTACTCCAGTGACTAAACTGCCGTCGATAGGTTCTATTCGGCGCGGCACAGCGGACTGGCCAGAGGTGGAGACAAAGTAAGAAAACGTCGGTGCGTACTGAGTAATGTTTACCGAGCGCCCAGGCCCCAGTGTCTTTTCAGTTACGGATAAAGAGGTGCCTCCTGCGCTACCAGTGGCAGCGGTAAAATCACCCCCAGCATTGATTGCTGAAATAAGGGCATCCCTCACTTGTTCCAAAGATACTGGAGTTGATAAACTTATCGGAGTTCCACTAGCAGTAGGCGAGGAGCCATCACCGTCGATGACAAAATAATACGTTACAGCCGACCCACTAGCGAGCGCCCAAAGAACAATCGCGTCACCGGGAGAGGGCGCTGAAGTAATGATCACTTGAGTGACTTCATAGGTTCCAGTTACAGCAGCCTGAGCAGCGACAAAATTAGAGAGCTCGCCGGATCGAATGAATCCGCCGGTAGTGCCGACTTCATCGCTTAGAACACCAGCTAGCTGAGCACTTGTAGTCGAGGCGAATTGAGCCAGGGAGCCAGATGTGAGGGCATCGCCTGATCCAGCTACAATGGTCTGCCAAGTGTTATCGCCTCGCAGAAACTTGGTGCTGATACTGGTGCCGGTTCCCAGCCGGGCAGCGGATACAATACCGCTGGAGATGTTGGAGGCGTTTAGAGAACTAGAGCTTGTCAGGTAGGTTGACGCAGCCGTCGCGGAGGTAAGATAAGTCGAAGCAGCCGTCGCGGATGTTAAGTAGGTTGACGAGGCATTCGCAGACGTCAGATAGGTTGACGCGGCATTCGCAGACGTCAGATAGGTTGACGCGGCGGAAGAGATGGTCAGGTAAGTCGAAGCGGCAGTAGCCGGGGTGAGATAAGTCGCAGCAGCCGTAGCTGGAGTCAGATAGGTTGACGCGGCGGCAGCGGTGGTCAGGTAGTCTGATAGGTTGGCGCTCTGTGTGGCAAGAGTGCCCAAGCCAAGAGTGGCCCGGACAGCAGCGGCATCGGCTTGGGTAAGCAGACTACGCCCAAACGTGGTTGTAGATAGTGCTGCAATGTTGGTGAGGTCGGCGTCAAGCGGTTGGTATGCCAAAGCGGCTGCTGTAGTCGTCAACGCATCCGTGATGCCGAAGCCAGAAACGGTTGTTGGCTTGCTGGTGATGCTTGACCATGGCACCGTCAAACCCGTGAGGAACCCGGTAGCCGTGCCGTTATTCACAATCGAAGCGCCGGAGTTGATCGTCAAGGTAGTCCCGGATGGGACGACGAGGCTTTCCGTCAGCGCGTTACCGCTGATTGTCTTGATGACGTTCTTGGTCTGAGCCCCTGCGATAGAGGCAAAGATCAAGTAGATGCACAGAAGCAGGAGGGGAGGTGGTCTCATAGTTTAGGCAAGTCGTTTCCAAACACGCGGATTGGAGGTCGCATCAAAGTCGTCGGGACGAACAATCCCGGCTGAAGGGTTCTCCGCATCGGTGCCTGGGAACAACCGCCATGTCTGCATCTCACTGGCGATGTAGCACATGATGAGGAGCCCGTCCCGTCCAAGGGTAATGACGCTGTCAAGGGCATTAGACCCTCCGCCAGTCAAGGCGTCAATCTCGCGTAGATACAGCGGAGCGGTCGGAACCGTTTCATACGCTGGCTGGACAGCACCAGCCACAGAGGCGCTTTGGCTGACTTCCAATGTTACCGGTGATGTAGAGAAGCTAGTGTAGCCAGAGACTACACGAACCTCGAAAGTAAGTGGCACGACGCCTTGAGAAGCCAGCGCAGATACAATAGAGCTGACTGCAAAGCTTACGCCGGGAAAGCGATAGACCGTCGAAGCCCCGCGCCCAAAGATTGACGCATTGTTAGCAAACACAATCGGTGTCCTAGATCCAGGGCCAGCATACGCGACAAGCGCAACAGTGCTGCCAGCAGGTAGAGGAACAACACGTCCATTAGTAGAGAAGCTGACGTCAACAGGGATAAGGTCATCCCTTCGAGCTGTGAGCTTGCGGATTGGAGTGCGAGCTCGTGGAGAGCTGACCAAGATATGGTCGGAGAGATCGACGTGTAACTTCATTTTTAGTCCAAGCTGGCTTTGCCAAACTTGATCTCGACTTGGTTGACGAAGCCTGACTCACCGTCATCTTCGCTTTCCTCGTCGCCTTCTTCGCCACAGCCACACTCGCTTCCTTCCAAGCTGACGAGGGTCAACTTGTTACCGGCTTCGAGCCGGATCTCTGCCATAGCCGCGAAGGTGTCACCTACTTTGACTCCCTCAGGAAGTTCAAAATCTTCGGGCATGGGGAACATTTGCATCGCGGGAATAGGGTAGAAGGGGTTCAGGGGTATCATAGAATTAGGGGAGGAGGTTTGACCCTCCTCCCCGTCATTCATTCACACCTTACGGAGCGACCGGAGTCGGATCGGAGGTGGCGTCGCAAGCCAGACCAGCAACGCTAGGAGCGCAGCGGCGGAAGCGGAACACCGACGCAAGGTCCGGGGAGATTGGCTTCGCAGCGCAGCTCAGCACACCACGGAAGAAGCCAATCGTCCCGTCAGGGTTGGTGGTTTCGTGCGGGATGTTGAGCCAGCGGAAGTCGCCCATGTAGTTCTGGGCGGTGAAGGCGGTGCCGCCGCCAGGAGCGGTGAGGGCCTTCGGAACCTGGAACTCCAGGGCTTCGCGAACGTAAACGTAAGCTTCTTCGATGTCAGCGACTTCGTAGGCGCTGTTCAGAATGAACTTGCGTCCATTGGTGGTTTCCACTGGAACGAACGGAAGGACTTCGGAGAAAGCTGCACTGACGATGTTGAACCGGCGAGGGAACATGTCCACGAGGTAGAACCAGCCCTTGTAGGAGCGTTCCACACCCAGAGGAGCCAACAGCTCATTGACGCGGGAGTTGTTGTAGCGGAAGTCGTCGCGCAGATTCAGCGCACCGATACCACGGAACAAGAACTCCTGGGCTTCAGGGCTGAGCACCACGGCATAAACCGGGCGACCATTTTCCATACCCCAAGGCTCAGCGCCTTCGCGGACGAGCTTGAGATAGACGCGGTCAAGGATGCCCTGAGAGATATGTCTCATGGCAGCAGTTCTAGCTGCGTCATCTGCACCGGCTGGAACAGCCCACGTGTCAGAACCGTCAACATTGGTCATTGTGGAAGTGACCACCACTTTGCTCTCGGCCATGTCGGCGTAAGCAGAGCGGTAGTAGGATTCCCAAGCCCACTTGGTGTTGTCCTTGAGGATGTTGAACATCGCCGTGAGCTGATCCCGGCGCTTCGCAGCAAAGCGAAGGTCATGGACGCAGATCTTGGGGCTCTGCACAGCAGCCTGCTTGAGGCCGTAGGAGCGAACCGTCTGGCCAAAGCCGATGGTAGCTGGGGTAGGTAGGCAGGTGCCGAGCGTCTGAGGATTAGGGTTCAGCGAACCGTCCAGACCACCAGGAGCGCCGTCGTTGCCGAAGTACTGCTGAGTGTTGACGTCGGTCCAGGTCAGGCCAGCGCCGTTACCCGGAAGGGAGCGTTCCCATGTGAGGACGTTAATGACGTCGCCCATTTCGTCAGGGAAAGAACCGCGCTGAGCGAGGTTGATCCATGCGGAAGTGTTGAGCGACTTGGTGTAGATGTCAGGGCCAATGCGGCCAGCCTCGTTGACGAGGATGGAGTTCACAGAGTCGAGCTGAGCTGCGGAGAGAGTAGCGATAGCGGGCATAACAGAAGAAGAGGAGGATGAGGTTGACTGACGGTGGGCTCCCCGAGCCAAGGGAATGTAGGCTCTTAGATCTCTGGCAGTGAACGGTATTAGAGTTACCGAGCGAACTCGCCGTCAAACTATGACGAGCCCTCCGTCAGTCAAGAAAAATCTCATCGACCCCCAAGCCCTGCCTCGATCGCGTCAAGGAACGACCCAGGTTTAGCGCCTGACGCTGGAGCACTGCCGCCGGGAGCTGGCGTAGCTCCTTTGAATGCTCCGATCTGACGCTCCAGTTCGGCGATCCGATTGCTCTTCTCACGCAACGCCTTAGCTACTCTAGGCAATGCAGCCCCAGCGTAGGCAATATAGGCGCGAAGTCCTGGATCTGCGGAGTTGAAATCCACGGTGTCGGCTTCAGCGCGAATAGACTTGGCGGTCGCCTCGTCTGCCAGGAAAGGAAGCTTTTGGGTCAAGAGTTCCCAAGTTTCGTCAGAGGCTGCCTTCTGCTTGCGAAGCTCTTCGACCGACTGACGGCGCTGAGTTTCAGCGCGTTCGAGCTCAAACTTCTTCAGAGTCTCCGCAGCGTTCTCCTCAAGAGCAACCTTGGTGTCAACCACCGCGTCAAACTCTTCGGCAGCGCGGTAAAGCTTCAGGCGGTCAGGTTCGAGCATCGTCTCGGCTAGTTGGGCCAGCTTTCTGACACGATCCTTACGATTGCCCTCAACCACGGCAGCGTTAAGTGCCTCAAGATCAAGCTCATAGGTATCGGCAAGATCCTCAACGACAGAGCGAATCGACTCAATAGGCTGGGTCACACGTTTCTGATACTCTTCGGTAGCTTCCAGTTTGATGCCAGTGATCTCACGCTCGTAGGTTTCGAGCTTCTCACGCAGCGAGCTAACTTCCGCCTCAGCCGCTTTGAGTTTGTTCAACTCTTCAGCAGGGACTTGGGAAGTCGAAGCTTCTTCGTACTTGCGCTTCCACTCTTTGATCTCGGACTTGAGTTCTTTCCAGCGGTTCCCAGCTTTTTCCGTCAAGCCTTCAGGAACGACGTCATCGTCGGTGTCGGGCTTCTGGGTTTGAGGGGTGGTTTCGTCAGGCTTGTCTTTACCGAGGAAAGACGCCATGTCGTCATCTCCAGAAAGAGTAGTTTCTCCAGAGGCGGGAGGAGTAGTTTCTCCAGAGGCGAGAGGAGTAGTTTCTCCAGCAGCGGGAGGAGTAGTCTCTCCAGGGGAGGGGGCCGGTGTGGAGAACAGGTCGTCAAGTCCGCCTAAGCGGTCGATGATCGTGCTAGTGTCTGGGGTGTCGGTGGGTGCGTCTGGCATTTTGGGCGTGGGTTATGGGGTGATTAAGTGGAAGGTTTTTAAAGGCTAGCTGAGTCGGGAGGAGAACCAGCCCAACTCCAAGCACCTAATGATTCAATCTCTCCGGCTTTACGAGCGCGGGACATTGACGCTTCATCGACTGACGGGAGGTTGCGCAGTGCTTTTAGACAAGCTTCCCAGCCTGCATGGAACTGGTGGCAAAGCGCCCCGGCCCCTAGATCTGAACTAGGTAGTGGCTTGGGCGAATTCATCTGCCGAAGAACAGCGAATGCGCCTACCATGTAAGGTTGGCGCAACGCTGATTCGAGTTGAAAGCGGTAGGTTTCTGATTTGGACCACTCGGCAAGGGTGGTTGGTGTTGGCGGTGCTGTATCGGGCATAGGAAATTATACACCAAGTCGGCGGAGCTTAGCTGCCTCCTTGGCGTCATTTAGCGCCTGCTTCTGGGCAAACTCAGCTTGACGTAGCTGAATCTTCTGCTGGTGCTCTTCTTGTTTCATCTGCAGGCGCAGATTGTGTTCGATCAGTTTCCGCTCCATTTCAGGAGGAAGAGATTGATCTTGTGGTGCTTCGGCTTGCTGGCCTTCCGCAGCGGCGGCTTCTTCAGCCTTACGAGCCTCTGCCTTGAGCTTCTCTTGACCGTTCCAGATCATTTCGCCGTATTGCTGGAGCTGCTGACGATAGACGGCGGCCATGTCAGAGATAGCAGGGTCAACCCCGCCCATCTCGACATGCTGAGTCGCATGAGCGTGAAGCATAACCATTGGTTGAACAGCCTCAGCAAGAGTAGTCGCACCGGATTCTAGCGCGTCAAAGTATTGGCGCAGGCGAGCGTCGTGGTGCTTCAAGTGGATGAGGTGCAGCTCGTTCGACTGAGCTTGAATGTCCTCTCCACTTATCAAGTGTGAGTTCTCCAACACAGCCAACTTGTCATCAATAGTTGGGCGAGGTTCGGTCTTCTCAGGGACGTAACGATCTGCCAAGTCATACCCAACACGAGCGGCCACACGGTCGCGCAGAAGGTTATGTCTCCCAACGTCGTCGAAAGATGGAGCTTCTCTGGCCAGCTCATTGAGGATAAGCTGACGAGCCTCGGGAGACCCGCCACCCACAGCACGGTTCACAGTGCAACGGTCAAAGTCGATGACACCAAAAGCTTCTTCTGGGATTCCGTCTTCGAGGATGCGGTCGCGTAGTTCGGTAATCAAATCACCGCCGGGCAGGTCACGACCGTAGTCAAGGTTGAAGGCGCGACGAGCAACTTCGCGAAGCAGGTTCTGGAAGGGCTCATAGAAAAGATTCAGGCTCGTAATGCTGAGCTTGCTCATGCGGGCAACATAAGCTTCGACCTCGAACCGAGTGCGCTCTTTGTCGTCAGCAAACATGCCGACCGAGCTGTATTGGCCAGACTTGCTCTGCAACAGTGAAGACATGTCGCTGATAACCGGCATCGCGTTGCTGGATAGGTTCGGGATCGTGCGCTCGATAACTTTGTTGCCGGGCGTCAAGATCGCGTATGGGCCGTAGTAAGTCAGCGATAAGTCAGCGAGCGCCTGCTCGTCAGCGGGCTGGATCATCACCGAGCTTGACAGCATGGCCGCGTCAACCACCTGATTTCTCAGACGGTTGGAGACTTGGATGTGCGGGTAGATCTTGTAACCGAGGCCGCGAATGCTGTGCATGTAGCCGTTAGACCCGATGCCGAACATGAATACATGGAACGGCGGACGGTTGGCCGGATACTTGTCTTCCTTCTTGTAGATGAACTTGTCCGGAGTGCCGATGTCAAGGAACTGGTAGTGGGACCACATTCCAGAGAACTCCTTGACCCAGAGATGGCCAATCGGAATCTCATTGCCAACACAGTCAAAGTAGAGGTCATTGTTCTTCAGGCGCTCTTGAACCTGCTCCCAATCCATGACGCGGCGGTCGCCAGCAGCATTGACGGACTTGACCAAAGCTTCACGAACCGCCGCTACATCCCAGCCTAGCTCGGCTGCTTGCTCAGGGTTTTTAATGAAGGAGAAAAGCTGAGACGGGCGGTAACGCTGGATGCTCCCAGCAAGCTCAAGAGAGCCGGGATCAGCGAGCGTGTGGCGCGGGAAAAAGAAATCGCCCAGCTTGGCAACATGCCATCGCCAGTCGAGGTGGTCAGGATAGTAGCAGACGGAGATGCCGTCGGCCACAAAATGGTGGCAGCAATAGAGGAACCGATGGAAAAAGCTTCCCCACTTACGCAGCATACCAGTGAAATGCTTGCTCATGGACGACTCATAGCGCATACGCTCGGGAGCCGAGAATGAGTTAGGTCGCAGACGGAACCTCAGGAACTCGTCGGTGTTGGAGAACAGATCGACGTAACCGCTCATGCTAAACTCAAGCATTGCACCGGCCTCGTCAAAGTTCAGGTTTGACCTACCGCCTTGCCCGGTCTCGACGAGGTCTTCATCGCGATACGGGCGCTGCCCGTCAAACATTGCCTGGAATTGAGCACGCCCCCGGCTCGACTCGACATCGTCGTCAATCATCTTGTGCAACGATGCGTGAGCTGACTTTGAATCCGCGATACGGCGATCTGGGATCTTACCTGCTGAGGAAGCTGTGAGCAACCCGTCGTCGGTCTTCTGAAACTCTTGGTAGGCGTTCTGCATATTCGTTAGGGTTTGCGGCGGATAACTGTCGGTACCCGTGCAATAACCTCGGATTTAGTCTCCGTGTCAACTGCGACAACTTCGGGGGTTGGCTCAGGAGTCACTTCGGGGGTTGGCTCGGAGACTGGCGTAGGGGCGCTCTTGCGGGAGACTAGCACCTTGCCCCACGTTCTGGGGACAATGATCTCCGTTCCGTGCGGGTAGCGGTCAACGGCGTCAGTCAAGTGAGCAAACGTCCCAGCCCGATAAATCTGGCTCAGAGAGCTTGAATGAGCGTGGCGGACGGGAAGGGAGATTCCCTTGACACAAGGGCAGGAGTGGGCGTTGAGCCGTCGGGAAGCTCCAGCGCGGTACACACCAGTCGTGTGCAGCTCTTGCGGGCCAAGGAAAAGGGAAGTGGCGAAGCGGAGGCTATCCTCGATCCTAGTTAGCCAGCCAGCCTTACCTACAACAACCGTCCCTGGATCAAACCACAACGTGTGAGGATGCGGGTTGCGGAAGTATGACACCCACAGAAAGTTTCCTGGATGCGACATCTGCGACATGAAAACCGCCGACAGGATCACCCCGCCAAACTTGGTCTTTTGACGAAGCTCGGTAGCAAACTTCTCGGCCTCGGCCAAGCATTCGGTAGCTGTCAAGACGTAAACTTGATGTCCGGGGCCGGGTTCTGACGCGCTCAGTGTATTGAGTAGCGCAGGGAGATGAGGTAGTGCGTCCGGGTAGATAGGGATAGTTAGTCGCATAACGCGGGGAGATAGTTGCTGACGGGAGGGATGAATCTCCGAATACATATTTTACGGGTCGCAAGCTTGAGCGCAAGTGTTGGTTTTCTAAACATTCGACGAGCGATCGCATCCTCAGCCCACTCAGGATAGAATTGAAAGTTATCTGCTAGGATCATGCGCTTCGCGTTGTCCCGGCAGAACATGTGAAGCTCGGGCGAATACTTGCACTTGTGAAACGCAGCACTGTCAAGGTCGTCAAAGTATCGCGTAGATCTGCCTGGGCAGTCCACACGCCACCCGCCAGGAGGTGGATTCCAATCAGCGTAAGTCTCGACGAACACCTCCTCAACAGAGGACTGAACCTCTGATCCCCCGAGACCCGGAACTTCTTCAGGGAATATGGCTCGGTTAGAGAAGCACGGGCTGGACCCATGGCGAATGTAGATGTTGTCCGGGTTACTGAGGCTGACCTCCGTAATGGCAGGAACATGAGCTCCCTCAACGATAGCTAACGCAGGTGATTGGTTGCCAATGAACAGCGAAGCACTGAGGCACAGGTCAAGGGTTGACCCACCCCAATCGGTTTCGGGGTATTTGACTGTTACGGAGCTGGGGATCAGGGGTGAAAAAGCGGCATACTCTTCAGGAGTCCCGACAAAAAAGATGGGGTTGCGCCTCACTGCACTCAACAGAGCGCCCCACGGGAACAGAGAGTTGTGCTGCGTCAGTGTTCGTGAGACCACGATATGGTCGCTGACGGACGTCATGCGCTCGAACCAAGGCTTGAAGTCGTATATCCCACAATAGTAGCTCATCTTGGCAAGCATTGACCTGCCATCCTGACCACACGGATACGGACGTAAGTCTAATCCATACTGAAGCAGTGGGGGAAGAGCACGGTAAACCCCTCGAATCCAGCTCATTCGAGAAGCCAGCGCACTGATCTCGTCAAAGTGATCACGCGCCGCAGGCTCACAAGTAGGGTAGTAAACATGGTGGGGGCCACCAGGGATGCGAGAGAAAATTCCGAGGGCGTAGAATGCCTCGTGAAGGCGTTTCGCCGGAGATACTATTTTCATGTTACACGAATCTGCGAGCGCGCCCCGCGACGTCAAGCCTGTTTAGCGCCTTCTTCAATGATGAGACTTGACGGCCCCGGCTTGACACATTGCGCGTAGCTGGCTTCTCGACAGAAGAGAACCCAAGTCTTGACCTACAGAGGTCAACAAGAATGAAAGCCGCATCGGCTAAGTCAGGGCTGAAGCCTACACGGTCCTTCATGTCAACCTTACTCTCTGCTCGGAGGAGAAGCTTCCCTGCCCCTTTGACAGTCTGGTATCTACGAGATGTCATTTCTCGGATCGTTGAAGCATCAAGGCCGCTTATCTGCTTAGCTCTCAGCAACTCCTTGCCAGCAAACCAAAGCTCTGACACACGATCGGCATATCTTTCATAGGAAGGTGAGCGGTCAGAAGAAGAAACCGGAGTATCGGATGCCCTGCCGCTGAAGTTGACTCGGAGGAAGTCAGGCCCCCACAATACCGCTAGCACGTCAGCGAATGGGGCACCACCACCCGTGGCATCGAGTGCAAAGTTACGCAGGGTCACTCCTCTCTTGACGCATTCATCTCGAACCTGACGGCAGATCTGGTGGGTGCGTGGGTCCGTCTTGTTAGTCGCGTCCTCAGCAATGAGGAGAACCTCGTCAAGGAAGAGATGCCGTGCCCCGCCGATAGTCTTACCTACCGTCCCGAATCGTAATACGCACCGGTCCCCGCCAGCCGTAAAGGCTACGTCAAGCGCAGCTACCCGAGTCTTCCCAGCATCGGGAGCCCAGATAGGCTGTGAAGTTCCTCCGCCGCGTTCAATTTCAGTATCCGAGTAAATGCTATCCTCAGCACCAAGCGGGCACCAGAACCCCTTGATCATTCGGTAATATGCGACGGACTTATCACCCAGCTTAGCAGCTTCATCCAAATCAGACTGCTTTGCTAGGAATGGGTACTTGGTGAAGCCTAACGTAATGTTAGGGCTACGCTCGGCATCAAACCGGATGAAGTGGCCATACTTAGTTTTCCAAGAGTAGTCTATCTCAGACACGGAGGTCCACCCATCAAGAGGTTCGGAGAAGCGGCCATGCGGGTCGTAATGCGAGTTAGGGTTCCCAATCCCGACCATCTTGAAGTCTTCGTTTCGAGCTAGGTTAGAGAACGCAGTCGTCAAGATACTGTCGGCTAGCTCGGGCAACTCGTCAGCGATTAGTCGCAGGCGCGGGGCTTTGAAGCCCATGAACTTGTTTTGGGCGTCACGCTCTTTCTTGCGGTCAGAAGCTACAAGAGTTAGGCCAAACTTGTCGGACTGAATGCCCTCAGACTCGAAACGAATAACACCCTGCGAGGAGACCAACTTACCCGGCAGCCCTGGAACAGCCTGGAAGTAGTCTTCCACCGTGGACCAGATACGCTTACGAGAGTCCTTGAGGGAGGTAGAGGTATAGAGAACCTGTGTCGCATGAGGTGCGCACAAAAATTCAATGAGGCCCCACACAGCGAAGAAGTCTGTCTTACCGGAACTAGCGCAGCCACCCACGGACAAGTATTTATGGCTGCAGATCGCTTCAAGCATCTCTTCTGCCCATGGATGCCAGATGAAATTTTTGCTCGAACCCGGATGATTCCACAAAAGATCAACCGCTTGGCGAAAATGATGGGCTGTGCCAGGAGACTCAGGCGCTCCTTCGCGATAGCAGAACAACTCAATGTCTAAGTCGCTGACTTCATCCCCCCAGATAAGCCCATACTTCTCCCGTTCGGCTGGGACGGGCAGACTTTTTTTCTTGACTGTGGCCATACAAAGTTGTAATATACTACATTCACATGTTACCCCATGAAAAAAACTAAGTCAACAAAGCCAGCCACTGTGTCCGAAGTAGCCAAAGCGTTTATCAAAAGTCGCCGCTTCGAGGGGATGTCCCAAGCCTACATCAGAGCAGTGAAAATTTATATGAAGATTTTCATCGACTACTTTGGCGAAACTCCGCTGATAGAAGTTACCCCGGAGAAAGCGATGGCATCAGCGTTCCGACACTGGAGCCCTACAACAAGAGATAACTATATCCGCATCCTGAAGACCTTTGCTTCATGGGCGCGTGATAACGACTTCATCCCTTATGACCGGCGGACGTTTGCCGAGCGGATCAAGAAAGTAAAGATCATCCTAGATGAGCCTGAGTTCTTCACGACCGAAGAAATGCGCCGCCTGCTGTCAGTGGCTAGCATGCTTGTAGGCGGAGACGAAGAGTTCCTAATTCCCGTCCTCGTTTTAGGCGGGTTTGTTGGTATGCGCGCCAGCGAGATATGCCGAGTTAGGTGGGAGGACATCGACCTTGCCCACAAAGCAATAAGGCTCGGGCCAAGGGTCACAAAGACCGGTCGCAGGCGCATAGCCATCATACCCGATAACGCGGTAGCGTGGCTAAAACACGTAGAGAAAAAGATCGGATTCGTCGTCCCCCAGCATATTGTTCAGAACCTGAACCGGTACACAGGAATGATGGCAACGGAATCAGGGGTGGAATGGAAGAACAACGCGCTGCGCCACTCCTATGTGACCTATGCTATGGCCCAGGAGCGTGATGCCTGGAAAGTATCTGAGCAAGTGGGCAACTCTCCGCGAGTTCTGCAAGCCCATTACAAAGGACTTGTGCTGGCATCGGATGCAGTAGAGTGGTTTAATATCACACCCGATAACACACTATGAAGAGAAACCTAATAGCAATCGACCCTGGACTGAGTGGCGGAATCATCATCGGTAGCGAAGATGAGCTAACCCCACGAGGCATCGGGGCTATGCCAGCCACAGAGGCTGACGTCGTAGAGATCCTCCGTGAAGCCGTCGTGGGCTCAGAAGACACTCCAGTCCTAGTTGTAGAGAAGCTTCCTCTCTTCGTGTCAGTCCCAGGTGGTCGCGTAAGCGGAGCCAGCATGGCCAAGCTACACCGTAACGCAGGTCTCATCACAGGTGCTGCCCTTGCGCTATGTATCCGCATCATCGAAGTTGATCCTCATTCATGGCAGAAACACTTCCGGCTTGGAACAAAGAAGTCCGCTGGAGGCTACACTGCCTGGAAAAACGTCCTCAAAGGGGAAGCACAGAAACGCTTTCCATCCGTCAAAGTAACCCATGCAATATCCGACGCACTCCTGATCTGGGAGTTCGCTAAGACCCTCAAATGAAAGCCCCGTATCCTCAGCAGGATGAGCACATCAACGCGCTCGTCAACATCATCAACACGTACCGAGCGGCGCTTGACTCCTCAAAGACAGGCACAGGCAAGACCCTATGCGCCGCTGAAGTAGCTAAGCGATTGGGGTTCAACGTCTTTGTTGTCGCTCCGAAGGCTACTCTGGTAAACTGGTCCCGCGTTCTCAAAGAACAGGGAGCTGGTGTTGTAGGCATCATCAATTACGAGAAGCTCCGCATGGGGAAGACGGGTTTCGGGGGGTGGAAAAAAGGTGCCTTTTATTTCAACTTGCCCCCGAAGACATTGATCGTGTTTGACGAGGTCCACGTCTGCAAGGGTCACTATACTCAAAATGCCAAGGTGCTCATAGGCGCAGCCTCATTCCATACGCTAATGCTCAGCGCAACGGCGTGTGAAAACCCCGTGGAGATGCGGGCGTTAGGGTATCTACTTGGGCTACACACCCTCAAGGATTTCTATGGATGGGCTATCCGGTTCGGAGCTACCCCGAACGCATGGGGCGCGCTAGAGTTTGTCAAAAAGGCTGGCAGCGATGCTCACCTCGATCGACTCCGTCGCCTTGTGTATCCTATCCATGGTCACATGCTGACGCGAGAGGACCTGTCCGAGTTCTTCCCCAACGGCCAAATCATCTATGACCCTATTTCCTTCGGCAGCTCGACAGAGATTACCAAGCTACTAGATGAGTGTAGTGAAGAGCTCCAAGTAATCATTGACAAAGAGATAGAGGAAAAGCTCACGCTCAAAGGCAACCCTGCTGAAGCGATGGTAAAAGTAACCAGAGCTCGCCAGAAAGTCGAAATATTAAAGATGCCGGAAATTCGGCTGATGGTGAAAGACCGGCTAGAAGAAGGCAAGTCCGTTGCTGTCTTTCTCAACTATAACCAGAGCGTCAAGTATCTGTGCGACTTGCTAGAGTCGGACGGCATAACAGCAGGAAAGATCTGGGGCGAAGAACCTAGAACAGCTAAGCGACAACAAGTCGTCGATGCTTTCCAGCAAGACGAAATCCATGTCCTCATCTGCAACATTGCTGCAGGCGGGACCGGAGTGAACCTCCACCATACTGACACAGCAGTTCGCCCGCGAGAGTCTCTCATATCACCGTGCTATAACGCAAAGGTGATGGAGCAGGTCTTCGGACGCATCGACCGTGCCGGTGCTAAGTCTGATCCAATCAACCGCGTCCTCGTGGCTGCTGGATCTGTTGAAGAAAAAGTTATGCAATCTGTGCAAATCAAGATTGACAACATGAGCAGGCTACACAAAAAGTCGTTTATTACAACTATGCCAAGGACACCAACCTACCCCGCACCTACAACAGAAAGTGCTATCGAAGTCGATGCTACCGTCATCGAGACAGCCCCAAAAGCTGAAACGCCCGTCCCCGCAGCAGCGGAGAAACCCCAGAAAGTAGAGCGCAAACGCAAGGCCAAAAAAGAAGAGGCTCCTGCTGCAGCGCCAGAACCTGCGCCAGCTCCGGTTATCGCTGAAACACCAGCAGTCGTAACCCCAGCCACAGGGGAAGACGCTGTGAAGAAGAGCGGAGAACGCGGCCACGCTAGTTTCTCCCCGTCGCAACTTGATAGTTTGTCGATCTGCCCTGGCTACAAAGGCGGGACATCGAGCCCGACGGCGATGAAAGCTGCTGAGCAAGGCACACGTTGTCATGCAGCTTGCGAGACCGGAGACCTAACAGGACTCACCGAGGAAGAGCGGATGCTCGTAGAGATGGCTGTTGGGTATGAAGCCGACGTCGCTGTAGGAGCTATCGAGGTCAAACGTGAAATCTGCGTGGAAGTGTTCGACCAATGGGGCTTCCTTGACACGTTGATTATCAAGCCCGACGGCAAAGCCGACATCGTTGACTTCAAGTTCGGCGTCATGCCTGTCCGTGATGCCGAGTTCAACATCCAAATGAAGGCTTACACCTACGGTGTCTGGGTCATGTTCCCAAGCATCAAGGAGATTACCGTTCACCTTGTTCAGCCTAAACTTGATACGATCACCTTCCATACGTGGGATCGCGATCGTGATATGGAAAACATCGGAACAGAGATCAAACAGGTCATCGAACGCGCTAAGCTGGCGAGGGCTGATTTCTTCTCTCCAGACGTCGAAAAACTCTTTACGCCGCTCTGTGAAGCCTGTGATTTCTGCGGAAATCGCGCACGCTGCCGACCTCTTTCCAGGAAAGTCATCAAGATTTCTTCAAAATACGACCCTGTATTCGGAGTTCTTGACGACCCAATGATGCGCCCAGGCGAGATTCGTGACCCAAAAACATTGGGATTGCTGCTCCGCGCAGCCAAGATCGCAGCGAAATGGGCAGAAGATGTCCAGACGTCAGCACTCGAACAAGCTCTCACAGAGGGCATCGTCCCAGAAGACTTCCGCCTCGTCGAAGTCAATAAGCCACGCCGGGTAAGTAACCCGCTTTTGGCCTACGAGGCACTCAAAGACAAGATCGCATGGGAAGACATGCTGGCTTGTGCTACCGGTGTAAGCATCGGTAAGCTAGAAGAAATTTTCACCGAATCTGCTCCTCGGGGCGAGAAGGCGAAATACAAGGCTCTGCTCACGGATCGTCTCCAAGATGCCGGAGCCTTGGTGTCCGAAGGAACCTATCACAAACTAGATCCCATTCGGACTAAGTAAGGAAACCAACGAAACTACAGAAACTACAGAAACTAAATACTATGGCTAGCATCTCATTCAATCGTCGCCCAGCTACACCCACGTCGGCTGAAAGCACACCGGAAGTCGTCGAACGCTACGAGTCAACTCGTGACGTTCCAGTCGCCGGAGCTCCAGTCCGCACGGAAACACCAGCAGTCGTAGCCCCAGCTACGCTCAGCACCAGTGTTGCCGCTGCTTCTGACACGGACGTCCAGGGCGACGTCAACCTCTCCGACCTTCGTCTTCCAAGGCTCAATCTCGTGCAGCGCACGGGAGACCTCCCAGACAAGTTCGGCTTCGGCGAGTTCGTCCTCAACAAGACCTGCCTGATCCCACGGCCCCTAGAGTTCATCGCTCTGAGCCTCAAGAAGCAGTTCCAAGAGAAGCGCCCTTACGGCGACACAGAACGCGGGGCTGTCTATGACAGTGCTGAAGAAGTCAGGGCTGCAGGTGGCTCGATCGGCTTTGGAGACTACCAATTCTCCGAGCTGGCGCACATCTTCATGCTCATCAAGAAAGACGCTTCCATCGACACGATGGAAGACGCTGATGCAGTGCGTGACTTGTTCATGTATGAAATCGCCGGAGATCTTTGGGCTCCAGTGATTTACAGCGTGGGCCGCAGCGCCTACACCAGTCTGGGTAAAGCACTCTTGACAGCACGCCAATTCACGCTGCGCAAAGGTCTTTACACCGGCAAGTGGAGTCTGACGTCATCCGTCAACAAAGGCGCGAAGGGAAGCTGGGTAACTCCAATCCCGACATTCCGTGGACGCCTTTCTGACGCTGACGCAGAGATCGCCAACGCTATCCGCAGAGGCGAATAACCCCAAACCAATCCGGCTCCCTCTGTAACAATGCGGAGGGAGCCAAACCCAAAAACGAAAAGAGAACCTAGTTATGACACCCGATACCGAAACACCGACACCAGAAAATGAAACCGCCGCCTCCATCCCGCAAGAGCTGTTCCAAGCACCAGTAAATCTGCCCGATGGCAGCTCTGTTACAGTAGTCCTTACCCTCGACCCACTGGGTAACGTCTCATTCTTCCTCGACCGCAAAATCCAACAGGACCAATTCGGTCCAGCAGCTATCGTTGAGGTAGCCGCAAGACTATCCAAGCTCAACGACACCCTCATCAACTACATCAATGCCCGCATCGCCGAAGCCAGAGCGACCCTCGAAAAAGAAGAACAGCCCGAGCTCCCCCTCGATCAACAACCTGACGAGCTTTCTTCGGACGCTACCCCCTGCGAAACCGGGACCTGTTGTGGTGGATGTGAGCCTAGTGAAGTCGCTGCACACGCTAGCGAGCCGCAATAATATCTCGATCGCCATCCGCGTATGTCCCCAGAATCCATCGAAGGCAAAGCTATGGCGGTTGGAATGACCGACCCAAAAGGTGAGGCGGGTAAATTGAAGTGCCCGCTTCACTTGCTGCCTCCCCACGCGCTTAACCAAACGGCATGGGTCCAGGCTCTAGGAGCCCGTAAATACGGCCACTGGAACTGGCGTCAGAACAAAGTAGAAGCAATGACCTATGTCGGAGCGATACTTCGTCACATGAACGCTTGGGCCTCCGGTGAGGACGACGATCCAGAATCTGGATACTCGCACCTCGCTCACATTGCGGCAGGATGTAACATCCTGATGGACGCATCTCACGTTGGGAACCTAGTTGACAACCGACCACACCGGTTGTTTCCAGCGACCCAGCAGCAAACAGGCGACTAACCTCGCCTCCCCAAATGCAAAGAATCCGGGCGGAAGGTGACTCCTTCCGCCCTCAACATCAAAACACTAAATGAAGACAGCGGCGATTGACTTTGAGACTTACTACGACTCAACATACGGCATCACAATCCAGGGCACGAGGAACTACATCTTCGACTCGCGGTTCGACGCCTACATGGTGACGATAAAAACAGATACCGGCATCGAGTATGCTGGTCCCCCAGCAGACTTTGACTGGAAGCAGATTAGCGGAGACGGGTGGCAATGGCTACACCACAACGCGAGCTTTGACGAACTGGTGATCGAACGCCTGCGCAAGGATGGCATCGTCCCAGCAGACGCGATACCAGAGGTGACTCACTGCACAGCGGATCTCTGCGCATACCTGGGAGGTCCGAGAAACCTAGCAGGCGCGTCCAAGTTCTTCCTCAACGAGGAGGTATCAAAGGAAACCCGATCAGCCATGCTTGGCCAGAAATGGGAAAGCATGACCGAAGAGTTCCGCAAAGAAGTTACCATATACGCAATGCGGGACGCTTCTCTGACCCTCTTGCTGTGGCAGAAACTAGGCGACCAATGGCCTGATAACGAACGACTTCTGTCAAGACATACGCGCAGGATCGCATGGGACGGTATCCCGATCGACGTGGAAGAGCTCGACAAATCCATCCCAGAGCTCGAACGCCGTAATTGGGAAGCAGGAACCCGCCTACCATGGTACCATGAAGGCGAAGAGAAACCACTCAGCCCTAAAGCACTGGCCGAACAATGCCGCAAAGTAGGCATCGAGCCTCCACCAAGCCTAGCAAAGGACTCCGCAGACTGCGCAGCATGGGAAGATAAGTATGGAGATGACTACCCATGGGTAGCCGCGATGCGGGAATACCGCAGAACTAACACATTGCTGGAGCGTCTCAAGGCTATGAGAGCCCGAGTGACCCCAGCACGCGACATGAACTACGGATTGCTCTACTTTGGGGCGTCAGTGACGGGTCGATGGTCAGGAGCAGACGGCGTCAACGTGCAGAACCTGCCGTCAAAGCCAATGTTCGGGGTAGATTTCCGCAGTTTGCTGAAGGCTCCTCCAGGATATGTCTTCATCAACGCGGACTTGAGCCAGATCGAACCACGTTGCCTAGCGTGGTTGGCTGGAAATGAGGAACTTCTGCAGAAACTTCGGGATGGGATGGCGATTTACGAAGCCCACGCCCGAACATCTATGGGTTGGACGGGTGGAAAGCTCAAGAACGAGGATTCACACCTCTATGCGCTCGCGAAAGCCCGCGTTTTGTCGCTGGGTTACGGGGCTGGAGCGGATCAATTCGTGGTAATGGCAGCCAACTACGGCATCAAGCTCACTAATTCGGAGGCAGAATCCGTTATTGCAGCATTCCGAGCCAGCGAACCACTTATCTGTGGGCGCAGCGGGGTCTGGAACAACCTGCAAAACGGCATGAATGCCGCCGCCGCGAAGCGGGAAGACTACCATGTAGAGCTTCCATCGGGCCGAGTTCTCCGGTTTTTGCGCCCTAGCCGACTAGGAGGCTTGACAGCCGAGACCGTAACCGGTCGTGGAGTTACTCGAAGGAAGTGGTGGGGAGGTAGCCTCGCCCAGAATGTTTGCCAAGCCACCGCCCGCGACGTGTTCGCGAGCTTTATACCAGTGATCGAGTATGAATTAGGTCTGCCTATTCTGTTCCATGTCCATGACGAACTGACGTGTCTCGTCAAGGAAGACAAAGCCGAGGATGCGCTGCGCGACCTGCTGCAGGTAATGCGCACACCTCCTTCATTCATGCCCGGCCTGCCCCTAGACGCAGAGGGCAAGATCGTCACAACCTATCCAAACAAGTAATATGACACGCTATTTTTCCCTCCCAAACTTGGCCGGAACCGACGTCAGGCTCGAAGAGCCCGCCGAATGGCCGCCAGAACTAGAAGGATCGCTATCCTTCCCATCCAAGGAAGACTTCCGCTCGTGGTGCGTCCAGCCCACGACAGACCACATCTTCTACAGCCTAGCCGAAGGCGTATCCCCGCGCATCCGCGTCAACATCCATGAGAACCCCGCGCATGTGCTGCACGGATTCGTGGCCGATTACGACGGGGCGGGGATCGTTGTCAGCGAATTGGTCGAACGCTGCAAGAAGCTGTCCGAGCGTATCCGCCCGACATGGGTAACGGAGACCTACTCCAACAAAGCCCGCGTTATCTGGGAGTTCGCCGAACCGGTACAACTCACCGGAGACCGCAAGCTCGACGACAAGTTCATCCGAAACCTTGGCAAGGAGCTAAAGGTCGAAACATTAGCCCCAGGACTAGACGAGGCTAGCTACGATACTAAGATGTATTGGGAGTTTGGCCGCGCATGGCACCAAATCGGCGGCAAGGTTGACCGGGAGCTGACATTCGCCAACTGGCTCAAGGTCATCGAGAAGATGAAAACCGAGGGCACCGATCGCGGAGACTCCGTAATCCCGATCGACGTAGTCGCCGCCGCGCTGGAAAAGCGGTACCCAACCTTCAAAGCAAGATGGGTCGGCGACTTCATCCCTGGAGCACGCGGCCCGCTATTCTGGATTGACGACGGTATCGAGCGCAGCGGTTGCGTTGTCACCGACATCGGCGTCAGAGCCTTCTCAACCAGATCAGCCAAGGGACTCCTGACATGGGCAGACCTCCTCGGCATGGAGTTCGTCAAGGAATACCAGGAAAAGCGCCTATCGTCAGCCGCCGGAGAGACCTACTATGACACGAGCTCCGGCACCTACTGCCTCTACGTGAGCAACGAATGGCGGCGCTACTCGAAGGAAGACCTGCTGATGCGGCTAAAAGTGGCCGGAATCAGCCATCGCCTGAAGAATGGCAAGACGGCAACCGAAGCGGAGCAGGTTCTCACCCTGATCCAGGAAACCCGCCGCGTTGACGGACAGGGTCCGTTCCTGTTCAACGAGAACTCCGTGGTCAACTTCAACGGCTACAAGATGCTGAACACAGCCTGCGTAAATGGCGTCATGCGCCCCGCCGCAGACGGCAGCCCCAGCAAATGGCCATGGCTACACCAGTTCTTCGAGAACGTATTCGACCCCGTAATCCAAGACGGATGCCACCCAAGGGAGTTCTTCTTCGCATGGCTGCAGCGTTTCTGGCGTTCGGGACTGAACTGCGAGCCACGCCTGGGACAGCTAGCCGTCCTAGCCGGGAAGCCCAGCAGAGGCAAAAGCTTCCTCGGTATCGCCGTCCTACGTAAGATCATGGGCGGCGCGGTGGACGCCAGCAACTACCTACTGGAAGGCAAGGGATTCAACCGCGAGCTGGGGGCGAGCCCGATCTGGAACGTGGACGACTCAAAATCCACGGCGAACTTCAATGACCACAAGCGGTTCTCGGAGATGCTCAAGAAGCACGCCGCCTCCCCGGAACTGGTGTTCCACCCGAAATACATGGACGCAATCACTCTGCCGTGGTTCGGGCGGATCTTCATTACCTGCAACGATGACAGCGACTCGCTATCCATACTGCCAACCCTAGACGGCTCCATCCTCGACAAGCTGCACTTGTTCCGCTGCCACCCAACATGGAAGGCGGAGTTCGGCACGCTCAAGGAAAACGACGAGATGCTGTCCAGGGAGCTTCCGCACTTCCTGGCATGGCTGGACGCATGGGAAGCCCCAGAAGGCGTTATGGACGCCAAAAACCCGCGTTACGGGGTCGTCAGCTATCATCACCCTGCCTTGGTGGAAAGCGCGCGGGATAGCTCTCCTGACCACCGTTTCGTCGAAATCCTCGAAGCATGGCGGGTATCCATGATGGATATGCACGTCAAAGGCAAGCCGACGATCTGGATTGGCTCCTGCACAGACCTCCTCCGGGCGGTCAACTCAGACGCCAGCCTCGCACCCCTGATGCGGAGCTACACTCCAGTTTCCGTCGGACGCATCCTAGCCAAGATCAAAGAATACTACACTCCGCTAGTTCGGACGACAAAGGTGGGAGGCATATCGCGCTACACCATCGACTACTCTCTGACGCTCTAGTCAAGCGCCAGCCCCAGGGATCGCCGCTCCCACCCCATGTTCCTTGCGTAGAGGAGCATGGGGTTTATTGTGTTCAGCATGAGCAGTAGAGGCCGACCACCAACCAGACCCTGCGAGCAATGCTCGAAACCCTTTAGCCCTCCAGCAAGGAGGCCGACCACCCGATACTGTGGAGTCTGCCGAGGCAAACGGGAGCGAGCCTCAAAGTCAGGATGTATTGAAGATAAGGCAAGGATAATGATCGCGAAAACTAAGAATCGAGCAAAGAACAATAATCTGCCGTTCGAGATCGACGCGCTCTGGATCGTCATGCAGTGGTACAAGCAGCACGGAAGGTGCTCGCTGAGCGGCAGGCCCATGACGCTCGCTTTTGGCCCGTGCGGCGTGAGTCTGGAGCGGATCAACTCAGATAAGGGCTACACGCGGCGCAATACCGTCCTAGTGGCATTGCAGGTCAATTCCATGAAGAGCGACATGAAGCTGCAGGACTTCTTGGACTGGTGCAGGACCGTGACCGAATACAGCGAATCGAAGGGGGGAGAGCCCCTCGAAAACTTAAATCGTTGAAACTGAGTCAATTAGCCCTCAAAAAGAAGGAGATGAGGGGGATGCGGTGGGGTAAAAATGGGTGTCCTACAGTCGCAAATCGTTGATCGTGAGCAAACTATGACGATTTAGTAGGGGAGTGGGGCAGATTTTGAAAAAACAAAAAACTGTCCGGGAATAAACAATCACCAGAAAAAAAAAATATGCCTATATATATATATATCTTTATATTATTAAAGGTAAGTTAAGTCCTACATCTCCTACTAACACGCGCCAGCCTTTGTCCCAGGCTGATTGCAGCAGGGGGTGGGGGTTGAAAATTGGGGGTATTTTGACCCCTACACCCCTACACATTTTGCCCCCTTTTTGCCCCAAAATCGAGGATTGGAGGGTTCTCGGCCCCTGAATCTATTGTGAATAACTCTGTTTTGCGTGGTGATCTGCCTCTTGAATCCGCTGTTCAGATGAGCAGTTTAAGCTCATTCGATTGAGCATAACCCCTGCCCTTGATTTTACTACTCAGATGAACTGCTGTTAGCTTGAACCCCTGCCGCCCTGATGCCCTGGATAGGGTTCCTTGGTTGGTCGATTGACCGGATCAGTGTCCTTTGATCGACGGATCAGTGTCCCTTGCTTGGTGAATCAGGGATCATTGCTAGATGGATCAGGGATGAAGGGATGAAGGGTTGCAGGGGTGTGACGTGCATACTTCCCGCGCTTTTATATACTGTTCACTTGACCAGGACCCTGAAATTTGGGGAATTTCTGCGAACCCCTGACCGTATAAATCGCGGCTCAATCCGGCCCCTGACACCTCTACCCGTGGGGGTGTCCACCTCGCAACGCGTTGATTATCAACGGTTTACGACGCTCCTGACTATGGCTGGGCACATTGTGATGAAGCTTGACGACTCGGGGAAAGCCCCACCTAAATCATTGGCAATCAACGATTTACGTAAATCCCTACTAATTTAGTGGAGTATTGGGCAAGTCTGGCAGGTCGATCATATATGATTGAACCCGCGAGGGGCGCTCCTGGAGTCGCTGTCATAACTCGTTCATTATCAGCGGATTATGGCTTAGAAACAAATGGCTCTAAGGGCTCGTCAAGGTTTGACGAAAGGCTCGTCAAGGTTTGACGAAAGGCTCGTCAAGGTTTGACGAAAGGCTCGTCAAGGTTTGAACCCCTGAACCCCTGAACCCCTGCTACCCTGCTACCTTGAACCATTTCAATCTTAAGTCACTGTCACTCTATAGGAGGGAAGCAGGGAAGCAGGGAAGCAGGGAAGCAGGGAAGCAGGGAAGCAGGGAAGCAATCGCTCCCTTTCCTAGACAGTCCCATGATGAACGCGCCTCTTTATAATATAGCGCCTCAATCAATCCCACCCCATCCCATCCCATCCCATCCCATGACATCCCATATTGAACCCACCACCGGAGCAGCCTTCAGCCTCGCCATCAGAAACAGGCGGCAGGCCGTCCAGGCCAGACGCCTACCAGATGGCGTCTCAATACGAGAAATCACGCCCACCTTGGCGTGGGTCAGCTGCCGGACCTTCGGGGTCTGGGCAAGCGGACGCCGAGCCATTGGCCGGGCGGTTCGGCTCTGCCGTGCTAACGGCGGCGGAAATCAAATTTCCGCCGCATTGAATGACTGCCGGCTGTGGCCCCGAGACTAATCAATCCCTTCCCATCCAAAGGCGCGCCCCCTAAAAAGGGCGCGCCTTTTTTGTGGAGAGGCGGCATCTGCCCCCCTTTCCTAGACAGTCCCATGATGAACGCATTCCCACATTGGAAAGCGGCACCCTAAATCCAAACACTAGACACCCATCCCATGAAATCCGAAACATCCATTCCTTCATCCAACAAAAATCTTATCGCCTTCCTGAAGGCGGTGGAAACGTACAGCAAGTCAGCCTCTAGCTTCCGGGCGAAAGTCCGGGACATCGTCGCCTCCCTCCAGTTGGAGGGCTTCAGCAATGACGTTATTAAAACGTCAATGAGGGAGGCGGTAAAGGAAAGCGCTGAGGTAACGCCTCAGTATCTTAACCGCATCTTTGTCCTATCCGCCGAAAAAGGCGGATGTGGATTTGAAAACGAACGCCAGCGGCCTAGCGGGACAAATCCCGCAAAGAGCAAAGGCAAGCCAGAGGCAGCTAAGCCAGAGGCAGCTAAGCCTAGAGCTAGCCTTGCTAGCTCTGTCAAAATCACGGATGCGGCTTCATTGTTCGCGGCCCTTATTGTGAGCTTCGAGGGGAAGACCTCGAAGATTATGCTTCTCGCTGAGAAGCTAGTTTCTCTGTCTGAGGAGCACATTCAAAAGACAGCCAAGAAGTAAGCCAGCCAGCCAGCCACGGCGCGCCCCCTAAAAAGGGCGCGCCTTTTTTGTGTAGGCATGGCGCGCCTTGCTTTGCCTGCCCTTCGATCTTCCCGCCTCGCCTGCCCTTCGATCTTCCCGCCTCGCCTGCCCTTCGATCTTCCCGCCTCGCCGCGTCTACGTCTAGAACTTCCTGCCCTCGCCGCGTCTACGTCTAGAACTTCCTGCCCTCGCCGCGTCTA